ATGACAGGAGGGGGTGTAGTTTTTGCGACCCCCCCCCTATGCCTTTATGTCATTCGTCAGTCTCTGTAGTGTTATCATCCACTACTTCTTTAAGTTCTTTTGTTACTTTTTTATAAACATTTAAGAAATCATATTTAATTATTTCATCAATTGCTCTTTCAGTTTCCTCATTAATTTCTTTTTGAGTCATTTCATCTGTGATTTTAGCAATTCGATCTAAACGTTCACAACAATTGTAACCTTTTTCTTTATCGAACAGTAACCAAGAAGTAAATTGTTCAAATGGATCAAAAGGATTGTCGAACGTTGTCAACATACATTGATAACTCATCATTAATTCACTCCTTTTATTATTTTAAATAACTGGATACTGTCGAAGCAGATACGCCCAGTGCCTTTGCTATTTGCCCAATAGTGTAATTGGAGTTTCGCATAGACTTAATCTTGTTAATCTTAGCAGTACTTAATGTAGTAGTAGTTCTAGGAGTAGCTCTAGCTCTAAGCTTATCTATATCAGTATTGTTAAGTATTTTCTTAAGTAGTGTTTCACTAATAGCGCCAGCTTGTATAGCTTCCCATTCTCTATCCGTGATTTCTATATTACGTTCTTTTCTAGTGGCGGAGCCTATTTCGCTACGGTACTTAGTCAGTGCCTGGGCGCCTATCTTTCTCAAATCACTCTTTTTAAGCGAGGGATCGAGTTCGCCTTTGGCTTTTACCTCGGCATTAGCTAAACGTTGAGCGGCTCTTTCTCTAGGACTATTGAGAAGTGCTTCATTAAGCTTTTCATTAAGTGAATCAACTTCTTTTTGGTATACGACTTTTGCCGATTCGGAGTACGCTATTTTTCCAGTACGGGCCAGTTCCAAACGAGCTTGATTGGCCAGGGCTTTCATACTATTAGCATACTCGGCATAGATGAGTTCCATGGGGTGTTTGGCGTCTGATACCAGGGTGTAAGCATCGTCTGTTTCGGCCATCTTTGTACTTTTTTGAGTACGGGGTATAGTATTATACGCAATGGTGCCGGATTTATTTGTAAACGAAACCTCTCCCGTTCTAGGATCTACTTTTTTAACGGGTTCGTACTCGTCACGGTCCTTGGGATCATTAGCATTGTAGGTGATCTTCTTACCATCTACGGTACGGATAGTGTAGGTCTTGTTTTCTTTGTTGAACTTACGATCCGGATAGTAGGCGTCATCCGCTGTTTTATAGAGGAGGGCACCTTCGGGTCTGGTAGGATCGTAATCGGGAGATCCCTCAACATTAATCTTGGGGGTACCTTGTCTTTTAATTACGGACTGTTGCCCCTTTGCGCTAGATAACAGGGTATCTGCGCCTTCTCTATAGCCCACTTGGTTACCATTCTCATCATAGATAGGACGGTACTTCTTTTTAAGAGCGGTTATGTTATGATCGATTTCACTTTGCTTATAGTCAAGCTTATGTTTAGCAGCGTCAATAACCACCATACTATGCCTAACTGCTTTTGCTAAATCACTCGTGGAAGCACCGGCCAAAGTCATATCGGTAATAAGGTTCGAGATCTTACCCATTTCAGCCTGAGTATTGTCCTTACCAGTTACCGGATCCTTCATATACTTCATACCCTTACGCTCAGGATATGCTAATTTAGGATCGAATCCTTCAAGATCTTTGAGTGGATCAGTAGAAGTGATCTTTACTCTACCAGCTTTATCATGTGTAGGAATACACATAACAGTATCGCCGTCGAAGTCTGCACCCGACAATCTGTCCGCTATTCGCTTATTGATGCCGACTGCGTCGATGGATTGATCGCCGATTATCTTCTTAGCTGGAGCATGTTTGTTATTGACCGTCAAAATAGGAATTTCAAACGTACCAGCATGAGGATATCTTATAAGCGCCAGCTTGGTGCCGGATTCGTATTGCGGAGCGTACACTTCATTATCTTTCAAAGTGTTAACGGGAATAATAACGTGATACTTTTGACCAGGTAAGGCTGCTGCCTTCAAGTGTACAGCTGCAGAATCACACTCATCCGAGAACTTTTGAAGCAAATGTTTCTTAATGGTCGGGTTGGTAAGAGTACAATATTCATCAAATTCGGCAAGCTTATCTGCTTTAGCCAGGTTCAATTGTTTTTGAGCCATAGCTTTACTCTGCTTACCTAAAAATTGAGAAGGAAGCGCATCTTGCCAATCGGTCCAGTCACCTTCACTCGCTCTTTTGTTAATCAAAGAGAGTTGCTCTTTTCCATTTTTATCTATGTATGTACTTTGACCGCCCGCTTTGATCAATGAACCAAAGGGGTTATCGGGATCTTTAGTAATATCTTTCAACACTTCGAGCTTCGATTTATCTCGAGACTTATTAGTGTTAAACACGACGTCTACGCCATCCGGCATATCATCGGAATATACAGCCATCCCTTTTATGTACTTCTTATCATCAACCAATATACGAACTTGCGAATAGTGGTCTTTACCCAAAGATAGATCGGCAACGCCTCTTCTAAGCTCTACAATACCATCTTTATCATCGCCGGTAGCGCCATCAGGACCAACATCATCCTTATAGCGAATCATTAATCGCTTGGAGTCCATGCTCTTCGGATAGACAAATTTCGAGAAAGTGTCGCCACCATCACGAGAAACATAACCATCCTCATTTAAAGAATGTACTTCACTCAAATTATAAGTATCTTTATACTGAGTGCCAGGAGCACAAATGACTCTTTGAGTAGTCCATTGACCAGGGTTGTTTACCTGTTGAAAACGGTTGTTATAGATAGGATATCCTTCTTTGGTTTCGAGATAATGAAGAGCCAAATCAAGTCTTTCTTTCGAAATGTTTAACTCTCTTTCAACACCGACACCGACATCAACCATTTTGTTTTTGTCAACTTGAGCTTTGATGAAGTCCGCGGTATTCCGAGTAAGCATCATTCTTTCTTCAGACTTAGGGTTAAGTAAAGAACGAACAGTGGATTCAGGCATACCCATGATTCTACCAATTTCAGTAGGACCAAGACCATCAGCAGTCAAAGACTTGGCTCTTGTCACATCCAGCATTCTTCGTTGATCTTTAGCTATAGTCTTTTCGTTTCTGTATTCTTTAGTAGTGAGACCGAAAGTGTTTTTAATATTTTCAGCAGTTTCAGTCCAACCGCTTTTCTTAAGCTCCTCAACTCTACTAAGAAAGTCTCGATTACGCTGATAAGGATCTTCACCAGAACCCCAAGGATAGCGGCCGGAACGACGAGGCATACCATAATGCATCAAAATATCTTCCGCTACTAAATTCATAGTTATACCTCCTCGTATTCTGCTTTTGCTAATAACTTGTCAAAATGAATGATTTTATCCATAACCGGAACAATATCTTCGGCAGTAGGATTATCATACAAAACCTCATCATTTTGATAGATACGTAATTCAATCTCGATGTCGCTAGGTTTGATTTTGTACTCCAAACAGAAATAAGCAGCGTATACATACAACTGCTCAATGTGTGCCGGTTCTTTTCCGGTTTTCAAGTCGTGAATTCTAAGTTTGTTTTTTCTGAAACATATAGCATCGGCTGTGCCAAAGAATCTATCGGAATAATATAAAACTACTTCGGTATTCATTTTAAAACCAATAGCATCGTTAATATATGCGTAAATGGTTTGGTTAGATCGAGGCATTTTTATTCCTAAGTCGATGGCCTCTTTAGCCCATGCGTGAAGTCTAGTCCCCCTTTCTGCAGCTTTTTTGGTACGATATCTTTCTATTGCTTTTTCGTCATCATACCTAAGCCAATGAGACTGACTTGCGCTAAAAGGAGCATGTAGCCCCTCTAAATTTCTGTGGTTGTTAAATTGCATGCTTCTTTTCTCCTTTTAATTTATGAAATGAAGATAAAGTGCATCGAGTACTTCATCTTTAGTTTCCGGGGATATAAAAGACGCGAAAGACATGCTATCCATTAAATCGACATAATACTCTTGATTGGGGCGAACCGATGCGGTAACGCTTTTTTTACCTTCAAGTGCTGCCCAACGATTCTTATACAATATCAATAGGTCTGGAATCCCTTGTATTTCATTAGGATCCATATGCAAAATAATACAGTTTGGAAACATCTCTCTAAGCTCTTTGATAAGCTTAGTTTTGAATCTGTTTTCAAGCATATTGACCCCTCCGTCTTTTCTAATGAATATAAAAGAGAAAGAAAGTGTTAAAAATAATTTTTAAGCCTTCCTCTCATAAAAGGGCGTGTTTTTTTCGCGAATCTTTTGAATAGTTAAATTACTTGCAAAACCAAAAGAAAGAGACTGTGTCGCCACAATCCCCGTCTTTTTGAAATTAGCTTAATTTTTCAATCGTCTCTATTTTTTGACTAGTGAACATGTCACTGTTTACTACACAGATTACCGCCTTATAGTAATCGCTAGTGCTGTCTCGCTTGAGTAGTTCTACCGCTTCGATCTTTTGGCTTGAGAACATATCACTATCCATTATTGCTCTCACCGCATCACTGTACGTAACCCAGTAATTCGGCACTTCATAACGTCTAGTTGTAGTTGCTCTGTACGCATTAAGTATGAATGGTAAACATACTGCGATACCGCCCACCGCTACTTGGCAAGCATCTTTAGCAAACTTTCCAACAGATTTCCAATCAATTTTTTTCATGACCGATTCCTCCTTTAAATTTTATTTCATAATAGGGTTTGTTTAAATCGCGCAACCAATATCTATATGAAATAACATCTCTTAGTTAAATAGTCGTAAGTCATCTTCCTTCCATCCTTACATGTCAGTACGATACTCAAATATCCTTGGGGCTGCCACCCAGTAATCTCGTTGCGCAACTTAGGATGACTAGCTCTAAACTCGCTATAAATATCATGCCAGGTAACTTTCTTACTCATGACTACTCCTTCATAATACTTGTATAAAATTCACCTCAAAATGCCTTCTGCCCACTTTGCCCACTTTTTTCGCTCTATTATTATATATATTAAAATTTTTTTATCATAATAGTTATAAAAATAAGTGGGCATTTGACCAGAAAATTTTTCGAGTCTTAAAAACACCCATAAAATTATCGTTTTTGATAACTTTTAGGCCGTTTTTGGCCCTTTTTAGCCATTTTTTCGACTTACCTGCAACTATCTTTCTGCCCACTTTTGGGTTTTGAAAGTGACCAAAAGCCCACTTTTTTTGACCAAAAATCAATTTTTTCACAATTTTCGTCCGTACACTACCTTAAAAAATCCGGGCAAACTTGACCAAAGCCCACTTTCTGCCCACTTTTAAAAACAAACTTGGCCAGAACTTTCCATGAGTTTTCAAGCGGGCTACGTACGATTTTTCACGAAAAACAAGAGACCGTGTTTCCACGATCCCTCATTTTACCTTAGTTCCTTCAATCTTTCTTAGCGATAGTGTACGCTAACATACTCACTGTGGTTTCATCAGTGACGCCTTCAAGCTTCAAAATATCTTCACCAACCTTACCAAGATCAGCAGGCGTGATATCATTTACGATTAATTCATATTGAGTAGGATCATAAACGAAATCTTTAGCTATCTCGGTCAAAGTCCCCGTACTCCAATTAGGAGCCAACTCAGCGATTCTCTTCACTCTATCGGCTTCGTAATCGAGTTGTGCCTTCACCGCCTCTTCCGCTATAAGTTTCGCTTTACGATTCGCAATACTCTTCTTCGTAATCGCATAAACGATCACACCACCAATCGCTGTAGTTGCGACGATGATTACTTTCTCGTGCTTCTTCACAAATGCCTTCAGTTCCTTCAATTTGTCTTTCATAACACTTCTCCATTAAAATTTAGTAACCTTTCGGTCCATAACAGAAGATGTTTTTTCTGCGTTATGAATATCAAAGATCTTCCGGTCTACGCAGCTCATAACCTTGCTTATAACCCTCGATATGTACTTTTAGCATACTGTTTTCGTTTTTCAGGTCTTTGATCTGCTTTTTGTAACTATCTTCCTTGATAGCCCAAGCTTCTTCGTTTGCTTTTATGGTGTTTTTAAGATTGCTCAGCTCTTCTATGATTCTGCACCATGCGGTTGCACGATTAGTAGTCAGTACACTTTTACCGTTACCTCTAGCTATTTCAGTACCATATATCAAAGGATTTAATAAACAGATAGCTTCGTGGACCGCGATGTCAGTTATATATCCCATTTCATCAGTTTTCATCGTACACCTCTTCGCAGTACTCGCCCTTGCTTTTTATGAATTTTATTTCAACGTTCTTCTGTGCTTGCTCGCGTTGCTTGTTCAGTCTCGTATAGCATATAGGACACATGTCAAACAGCTTAAGTCCAATAGGAACGGAATGGACCCTGTTTACTTCCTTCCCACATACATCGCAGAAATACTTAACCATTCTCAGCCTCCTCAGCACTTATTAAGAAGTAGTGTTTATAGAAAGCACCTTTCTCTTCACGCTTTTTCTTAAGCATCATAGACACACGATCACCTAGACCAATAAATGGCATCGACAACTTAATAGCATCTAAAACTTCATACACGTCGGCCAACTCCTCGACGGCCTCATCTATTGTATCGGACATCAAAAGCTCTTCCACTTCTTCCAGCAACTTATGAGCCAGCGCAGTTTTCATTTCTTCATCGGATAAGCTTCTAAAAACGACTTTCATACCTTTGTCGGCTAAAATTTCAGGAATCTTATCCCGTACGAGTTTATTGTATTCCATCTTTCACCTCGTAAAACACATCACTCATCAATGTTTCGGTATCCAAGAAAGTAATCTTCTCAGCATCCACCGTATGCATCTCACCGTTCGGATACTCTACTAAAGCAGCCGTAGCACGCACTATGACAATATCTTGATCGCCCGTCAGTACGTGAGATTCCTGGACTGCTGTACGGATTCTTTCCGCTACATCTTTTTGACGATACACAACGTTATTCATCTTTATGTAAATATCATCCTTATCCACCCATCGATGGAATATAGCAGTCACGCCATCGGCCTTACACGGACGTAAGCTTGTCTCACTAGCCATCTTTCACCTCCTGCTTCTGACTATCCAGCCAGCTATCAACCGTCTGTACACTCCACTTTTTCTTGGACTTATAAGTAAATATCAAGTCCGGGTGAGCATACATACGCACTCTTATAGAGTTTTTGCCATTGGGGAACCAACAGAGGATGTCTGCATGCTTAACACAACAGACCTCTTCGAACCTTTTCAAAATATCAATATGCATCATCAGTCCACCCACTCCCCAAAATCAATCAGATCGCTGCTAGATACATGCAAAGCTTTTGCGATATTTACTATAACAGTAGCGGAAGGTATGTGATGACCATTCAAGTATCTGCTAAGTCGTACGGGCGTGATACCAGCCGCAACAGCAAGATCTATCTGATACATATCAAGTCTATCAAGAAAATATTCTATACGTTTAGCGAACTTAATGCTCCATTCTTTCTTTGTCATTTCTTCTCCTTCTTAACCTAAATACTCAACCGCCTCTTGACGAGTGATAAAGAAGTGAATCCCAGGCGCGCATTCTTTCCAGCGATCCTCCTCAAAATTATCCACGCTCACGTATTCGCCGACGGTATATATAAAATCCTTATCGTAGCCGCTATTTACTTGCGTAATATTAGTAGGAGTGCCGTCCGTATTAGTGATTGATACAACTTTAGCTTTATCGCATCGGCACTTACGACTTGTTGCCGAGCTGCGTTTTGCGCTAGCGGGGATATATAATTCGACGATGTAATATCCAGCTTTCTTAAACGCCGTAAAAGAACCTTTCTCTGGGCAAGCCAACGGACAACTCACATTTTTCGCTCTACTGAGATTCGCTCTATAGAGATTCGCTCTACTGAGATCCGCTCTACTGAGATCCGCTCCACTGAGATCCGCTCCACGGAGATTCGCTCCACGGAGATCCGCTCTACTGAGATCCGCTCCACTGAGATCCGCTCCACGGAGATTCGCTCCACGGAGATCCGCTCTACTGAGATTCGCTCCACTGAGATCCGCTCGTTCGCCTTTTGGATCATCGACCAACCACAATTTATGTTTTCTTAAAAAAGTATCGAGCTCCCTTCTTGTAATTTTCTTCTTTTCCATTTTCTTTTTCTCCTATTAAATTTTATTTCAGATAGTCAAAGAGACTAAGCTGTTCCCCCGCCTGCTTTTGAAAGAAGGGATTAACACACTTAGCCTCTTTTTTCTCTTCGCCATTAGGTTTCAACACCTTCGAACCATCGAGTATTCCGCTACTTTGAAATTTGAAATATATAGCCATTACCTGATCATCGGGCATCCTGGCAACTTTACTCTTCCACGCATAACCCGTATACACGTCGGCAATAGCGTCTCTCATTTGTTCGACTGACATTTCTCACCTCATTTTTTATAGATCTCTGCCAAATCACAAAGGATACCTAACCCTAACAGGCAGGTCCCCAAAATGTTTACCCACGTAGGAGTAATTCCCCACGTCCATAACAGGAATATAAATAAGACTTTCACTTCCTTTCTCCTTTTCCGTTCCACGGAAGTCCAAAGTCGGTTCGCTTAATTTTACAAACCGGCTCACCATTTAACCAGAAGACAATGCCTTCTTCATTATTCGCTTTAAGCCATTTTTCAACGCCTTCGAAGGTTCTTTCAACCTCGATAACCACATCGCCATGTTGTACAAGAAAGTCATTGAATAAATTATACGGATTCCCCTGGAAGTGAGGACCGACTGCTTCGTACGTACCATCGTTAGACCAATGCTCGGGCGAATTGTGGTAAGCTTTTTTAAACCACTTATCTTCCGGGCCATCACCGACCTTCACCCAATGAGGCCAATGACCTGTAACGGGATCGGGATCACAGCAAGGAATAGCGCCTTCAGGTGGCTTCTTTCCTTTCTTAGCATCGTAGCGCTTATAGAATACTCCGTTGATGATAGCGCAGCATACACCGTCAAACTTAATTGTAGCAAGACCATTCTTAAACGCCTCTTCGCATCCAGGGGTAATCTTACCGAGAATGCGTATGACTCTATGACCCTCGAAATCTCTTACAAATAAAGTAGGAATCTTCTTCATATCTTAATCCTCCAAAAGTTTGTCGAGTCTCGCAATGCAACGGTCTCTATAATTGGTATATGCGTCATGCACGGATTCGTTAACGCGATTAAGCCCCGTCTTTCTTCTGAAATTATCAAACTTAACGATAAACTGTGTATTATTAAGAATCTTCTTAGCCTTCTCGATAATATCTTTCTTCAGATCTTCGCGGTTCGAAGCACAATAGTAACATGCATAGTTCATGACTCTTTCAGCTTTACCGTTGAGTACAGCGTTAAGAGGAATACCGGCTGCCTTAAGTTGGCTCTTAATAAGATCAAGTTCTACTACAAACGTACCGGCTTCATCTTTGAGTCTCTTGTTTTCTTTCTCAAGCTCTTCGTTTTCTCCTTTAAGTTCGTCGTACTGTTCACCACAGTCCTGGCAGCACTTAACGAGACAGTCATTCTCTTTCTCAAGCTCTTCGTTTTCCTCCGTGAGATTTTTGTTCTCCTCATGCAGCATATCACACTCTTCACGGGATTTAGCGTATTGCTCACGAAGGTCCTTTACCATCTCTTCCAACTCAGCGATACGTCTCTGCGCCGCATCGTCTTCCGCCATAGGTTTATAGTTTTCAAGGACTACGTATTCGCTTTCGCCAATATAGAGATTGCCGTTGTCGTTATTGCCCCAGAAAGTTTTTCTCTTCATCTCGCAATAAACGCCCAGAACAGTGAGCTTGTATACTTTCAGAATATCACCGTCTTCGTAAGTGCCATGTGTTTCTTTTGCATCAATAATCTTAATCCATTCGCCGACTTTAGCAGGACGCTTAACTTCTTTTACTTCGGGTGCTTTCTCGGTGCATGTAAAGTCCTTAAACTCGCTGTTCCAGCATTTTTCACAATCCGCGCGATTTGCGTGGGGGCAATCCACCGATCTAGGAGCCCCATCGTAATAGGTCCCAGGGCAAGCCTCGCATCCACCCCAACTGAGGGGGTTGATTCTATCAGGATGCTCTTCCTTCAACTTATCCTTATACGTAACGATCTTCTTTTCGATATGATGAGGGTACCAGTGCCATGCGCAGCCGTCTTCTTTGATTCTGACATAAATACCTACGCTGCTATCTGATAGCGGACCTCTCTCCACGGTTACCGTTTTACCAACATACTCTTCCATGCATTCATTCCATTGATTACAAACCCAGGGTTTAGGACTCTCTGCAATAATCTTAACCTTGTCACCTACTTTCAAACTTTTAAATTCTTGTTTTGTCATCTTTCTTTTTCTCCTATTATTTTTTATTAAAATATGCTCAAAATAGCATAAATGAATCTACGCCACATCGGCTCTTTCTGATCGATATCAACCGAGCCAGTCCGCTCACGTCTGTACCCGATCTTATACAGGAAGTTATGAGCCTTCCATTCTCTGAGGCAGCTTCTCCACGTTCTATCAAAGCCGGCCCCATATAACTCGTTAAAATGGTAAAACCAAATCAAACCCATGATTTCGATCATGTCGTCCTTTTTCGTAACCTTATATGAATCTTTGATATGTATGCAAGGATTCTCATCCGTACTTATACTGATCTCGATCCCGTACTTATCCAGCATATCTTTTTGGAATAATGTCATTTCGTGCCCTCCTTGACCTCAACCAATTCAGGCGATCTAGCGCCTTGACGATATACGACCACCTTGATTTCCGGGTTGGTCATATTCAAAGACTCAATCAGTTCATCCACGTCCACCGAGCCGTCCTCAACAAATATAAACTTCTCAACAGGCTTAGGTTCGTTATCAATCTCGTACATATAGTGAGCGATAACACCTTCGACATCTCTTGGGTCAATCACGCCCTCCATACTTACCTTCTTTAACAAAGCTTTTTCGAGCAACAGCAACAATTCTTTATTCGTCATTTTTCTTTTTTCTCCTTATTAGCTTTTAAGAATCTCATAATCTCTTTACACTTTGCTCGACCCTTACAACGAATAACAGTGTCGAAGCTGGTGAGAGATTTGAACTCATTTATGTCGTGATCAAAATATGTAATTTCATCGCCGTTCTTCTCAACGTCCGGTTCGAAGTGACGACAGTTTTGACAATAGTCGTTGACGTCCAATGTTATAGCCATTTTTTCTCCTTATAATTTGCGCTTGATGTAATATCTACCGTCATTCTCTTCGTATAACACGTAGACATCGTATCCGTCCTCAATATAACTGCACACTGGGCGACATAACTCTTGAAGATCGCAGTTTTCTACGTAAATGAAATTCTTCATAGCTGGATTCTCAAATTCACATGCCCAGTCAAAGCGATACAGTTTATTAAGGTAAGTTTTTTCTAAAACCTTACGCAACTTAGCGGTGTCTACATTACCGATATACAGAATAACGCCTGTATAATTCAGATCCTCGCAAAAGTCATTAATATAAACTTTATCGCTCATTAGATCCTCCTCATAGCAGACAACGCTTTATCCACCAGTAACGTATCCGGATAATCGTCGTTGAAATATAACACGAGTGTATCGCTCTCAGGGTAAAGACGAATATCCAAGCCGAAGTTCTTCGCTTTTTTCACAAGCTTTTTATAATCTTCCATTAGCTCAGCTACTTTTTCGTTGAGTTCTTCACTACAATGGGTATAAACTAACTTACTCACTTATCCAAAGCCTCCCCGAGATATCCAACCGCATCTTCAATAGCGCTCATAACCTCTGCTACATCGATTTCCGTTTCGCTTTTATTCGTGATTTTTTCCAGAAGTGAGTATGCTTCGTGGACGGGATTATCGACAATCTCCGTGACTTTCTTACCGTTCTCTTCCGTAGCTTTACGAACAAACGATGCAGGCTCCATAAGTTGCTTGAGAATATCCTGCTTCTTCATTTCATGAAGTGTGACAATCTCTAAAGCGCTGAACCCTTGGTTATCAGCCCAAAACTTAAGATTACCGCCGTCTATTTCCGCAATGAACTTATAACTCTTTTTTTCTATCATTCTTTTTTCTCCTTATAATAATCCGCCATTCAGATGATCGTACTCATGCTGAATAACCTGGGCGTAATAACCCGTAGCGCCGACACTCTTACGTTCGCCTTTAGTGCTGTAGTATATGAGTGAAACGTTGTTATGGCGCATTACTTCATGTTCACCATCAACACTGAGACAACGTTCATAAGTCTTATATGTACCGCCACCACGCAGAATTATCCTGGGGTTTATGAAAGGAACATAGCGTTTTTTATCTTTATTCCAAACCACGAAAGCATTCTTATGGTAGCCAATTTGTACAGCTGCAAGACCTGCACATTCTTGAGCGTGCGCATTAGCGGTGTCGATCAAATCTTGGATAATATGATCATCATCACCGAATATAAACTTTTCACTCGCCTTGCGTAATACAGCTTCATCCTTTACAATCTCTTTTACCATTCTTTTTTCTCCTATTAAATATCAATCCATCAACGTTTCCACGTCGACGCTGGTTACCCCAGTAGTTGCATCGTACTTAGCGCGAGTTTTACCAACACTCCATTCGATCGTTAAAAGCTTATGATCTGCTTTCTTAACACTTAAAGCTTCGATGATCGCATGTGACCAAGTACTGGTTCGTATAAAAGTGACAATCTTATTCAAGGCTTTATCCTGGTAGGTCACTTTAAACTTTCGGTTCACCAGGTACCTCCGTATTCATGTTCAGCTGTTCGCCGCACATAGGGCAGTGGGGTGATATGTGATCCCATGCAAACCCGCATTCCGAACAGATATAGCGATCGCTAATATACTTATCTCCTTTTTTCTCAATCCAGTGCGGAGTAGTTTCGGTGTAGGGATATATATCCATTTTTACATGTCCATTGCAAATGAACATACTGACACTCCTGTTTTTCTTAGTCATGGCTTCATCGATAGTCTGGTTGACCAGTTTCATTATTTCGGTAGAATTAAGGTCGGCTTTTATCTTCGTATCAATTTTCATTTCTCAATTACCTCGATAATAGCGTTGTAATATACGTAACGCTTACCGTCCATATCGAACATGATAGAGCCGTTTTCGTTATTGTCGATATCAATCTTGCCCTCATACGTAGCCAACAGTTGACCGTCGTGCGTATACACGTTGACGATTCTGTGCAGCCCGCCGCTTACGTCAGATTGACAAGACTTAAATACTCTTTCGCAGCTTGCGCATCCGGGAAACGTAAATGCTGCAAACATGCCTGCCATTGCGATTATTTTCAATAAAGTTCTGCTTCTTTTTTTCATCTTTCCTTTCTCCTATTTTTTTTTATTTTGTGAACCACTTTAACGGGTTCTCGAAAATATCAATACCTTCTCCGTAACCAAGATCTCTTAAAAGATCACACATTGTACGGATCATACGCCTTTCTATTTCTTTGACATTAGGACGACCGCTATCTATGTATCTAGCTTTACTAGCGTCTTCCATCTCTTTCTTAAATTCTTCAGGTGTCATCCTTTCGTTTGTACAGTTTTCCATTTCTTGTAGTCGTCCTTAATCGACTTGTAGAACGGAACAAACTCCTGTTTAAAGCTCTGAATAGTGCCTTCGCTATCTACTCTAACCTCAACAATCCATCCGCCAAGATGTACGGAAATGCCCTTACCTCTCGTGAAAGGCGTTTGTCCTTGGAAGCAGCCGGTTTGTAAGACATGCACGTTGCGATAGAATAAATATTCCGCTTTATGATAGTGACCAACCGCAAGAATATTAGGTTTCGAATCGCTCTCCATTGCTTCAACCATCTTCTGAACTTTATAGCTCAACGCATATGCGGTTCCGTCCCAAGGATGTCTGAGTTCCAGCGTGCATTTCGGAGTAAGGTTGATCACCGCGCAGTCTCTACCGAGATACTTCATATCGGGCCTAGCATTCGCAATCGCCTGGCAAATATCATAGCCGACTTGCTTGTAAATACTTGCATCGTGGTTACCACTGATGAAATACGTAGTAATGCCGGGTTTACAAGGATAGTTCTTAACCACGTCATCGCGCATGTCGTCCGCAGAAGATACGTAAAGTTCGTACTCATGACCGACACGCATCTTGAGACCGTCCACCATATCGCCAGTATGATAAACATCGGTGATACCTTCCTTCGCGCAAAGGTCATAGAATTCATGCAAATATGTAATTTGAGCGTACTTACTGCCGAGTTGAGTGTCGCCCATGATGGCGAACTTAATAGTTTTAGTGCCATCCCACTTAGAGCTTACGATGTTCGGTTCCTGGTTTTGAACCGCAACTCTTTTTTCTGCTGCAGATTGTGATGGTATGCTAAATGGTGACAGATCGCTGTTCTTTTTCTTAAGCCTATAAAGATACCCTTGCACAGCGTCATACGTACAAGAATATCCATATTCGTTAAGTGCGCTATGAATCTCGCAGGCCCTCATGCCGAATGCGCTCATCTCCAAAGCTTTTCGTTGCCAAGTAACCATTAATAATTTTCCTCCATTATTTGAATATGATCCTCTCCTTCTTTTTTTTAGATTTCTCATTTCTTTGCTTTGAAGCCGTACAGAGCCCATTCTTTCATAAAGCGTTCGTTCGGCTCCACCTCGAATTCGGATGTGTAGAATATCCGTCCGCATCCAAGACATTTCTTCTTTCTATAAATCTCGTTCCAGGTAACATCTACCTCAGCAAGAGTTTTTATTTTTTCACTCTTGCACTTTTGACACATCATTTTCTTTATACCTCCATAAATATCCCTTGTACCTGTGGCCGTCATCACCTCTATACTTACCTTTGCATGCTAATACGACGCAGTTCGTGCATCCGGAAACCGCAAAAGCAGCATCATCATAGTTATCGTAAGTAGCCACTATCTCGCCGCTTAAATTGAGCTGCTCTACTTTCTTACGATTAGGGTCTTGTTTTTTCTCTTGTTTTTCCATAGACCTAAGACAAGACCAAGAACAATAATATCCACGGTGGTCTTTATAAGCCCAGTCTTTATCATAGATGAATATTTCTTTTCCGCATTTCGCGCATCGTTTCGGCTCGAACCACCAAATATCATCCATCTTAGTTTCCTTCCTTTTAAATTATTAAGTTTTAATTCTGCCTACCACTTCAACCAGCGAGTGGCATTGAACTGTTTCTTAGCAGCCAAAGCTTTACTAATTGCCAGGTCGATGCCTGATCGGCTTTTTAGATGGTAGTAATATAAATCCTTGTATGGCGTGTTTAGGCGGTCTATTCTCCCCGATGCTTGCACCATAACCTTATACGAGTAATTTTGTGAATAGAATATAATCGTGTCGGTTTTGATGCAATTCCAGCCCTCACAAGCAGCATATTGAACCAGGTAGACCCACTTGTCTCCTTCTGGTATCGGCTCGTGATTATGACCATTCCACTCTGCAATTTTCGTTCCGTCTCTATAAGCGAGATTCCGCAGTATCTCCAGCTCGTAGTCAAAATTGTAGAATATAATGGCTCGAGGGTGATCTTCCAATATCTCCAGTAACTTCACTTGCCTGGACTCATCCGAGTTGACTATCTTTCTCAGAATATAACAAAGGCCGCTGGCATTAATGACCGGTTCGTTCTTAAACGGGTCCCAACGATTCTTCATCGTATCTTTATACAACGATACATTATACCGAGTGTAAATATCTTCGTTATGAGCTGTAGTAGGTCGTTCGAAGTCCATATCGACAAGTATTGATTCTCGTAGTTTCAGCAATTTTCCGGTACCTATATATCTATCAACTTTCGGATACTTCGTGAATCGAGAATATATAACGTGTTCTCTGCAGAATTGAGTCTTGTTTTTGTAGAATCCATTCGCTATGAACACCGGAACGTATTCCATCCACGTATCCCCAGCCGTTGCAGATAATATAATCCACCGATTACTCTTTACGATCTTTAGGAATGATTTAACCCATACACCGCTACCTGTAACTCGATCCTCGTCAAATATAAAGAAAGCGTCCTTTACGTCAACGTACTTCTTTATGTTATTCCACGAATCTACCACTATCTTATTACCGTACGGATTCAGCCTTGGATCGGTCGACATAACATATGTACATAGTTCATCTTCCCACTCAAGAGTATCTCTCTTCAGAGCCGTCGTGATAATATAAAGATCTTTCGGTTTCTTCATGGGCTTGTAAGGATCCAGACTGCCACCATTTTGTATAAAATAATAAGCGAGACCGGTTCGAGACTTGCCCGAGCCAACCCCGCCATTAAGTATGCACCCATCCTTCATCTTTTTTATGGCTGCCTTTTGATGGTCGTATAACTCTATTACCAACAAGTCATATCTCCTTTAGACAAACGGAAAAGGGGACGCAAACTGCCCGCCGCCCTTTTTCAGTTATCATTTAGTTGTTTTACCAGCCTCCCACTTAACTGGCTTGTGGGAAAACTGGTTTATCGGGTTCTCTAAGCATTCGTTGCAAGGCTCGTCCGTATCCTTTTTTTCATGATGCTTACAAGACTTGCAATATTGATCGAAATATACTTCTTTGTAACCGTCTTCGTTCATTGTTTCTCCTTTACACATACATCCGCCCATTGTAAGGCTGCTTGTTTTTAATCATGTCGTACCAACAAGAGCTATGAATATATTGTTTTAGCCCTCTTCTAGTTACGACAAGCTCCGCGTTATTGTGGTGCGGATTTTGCTTCAGTATGTTGTCGGGCACCTGCTCAACCACTCCGCCACATAGTGGGCATTTGTTATTAACTATTATTCGTCTTCCCATTTCTGGTCAGCTCCTTTATACAAGTTTAATATCCGTTAACACATGATCCCAGCTAGTACCAAAGTGTGTGATGCCCCACACATACATGTCGAGGTCGTGATGGTAATATACGATTTCGTCCGTATACTCCTGTAGAAGTTCTGCACCAGAATCAGTGATAATATAATACTGGTAAACTTCATACCATCCGTCCTCGTCTTCTTCGCATCCGTTAACAAGTTCCCATTCGTAATGACCGATATACGGCACGATGGCGTTGTTTAAAACGGAATCGCCTACCATTTTAGAAAGCGTGTAGTAATCTAAATATCCATTCTCCAAACCATAATCAGAAACCTTAAACCCGAATACTTTGTTGTCGTACGTTTTAATTTGCTTTTCTGTTTCGTGGTTCATGAGGAACCGCCTCCTAAATATAAATTAAGGCCAGCACCGATGTTACTCAGCGCCAGCCTTATGTATCGTTAACCTTTGTAATCTACTGCGAATCTGTCGACGTCCTGTGTTACACAAATGGATTGCAGGTACGCGCTTCTGCCGGTCTTACCGTTAACTTCCCAATCGAACGGGCGAATATCCATGCTTACGGAGAGAATATCAACGTTATCGATAAGACCGATGTCGTCTTCATCGAGTTTTACCATATTTCCGCCGGTCTTGAGGTAAACAGCCGGTCCGCGCTCATTGAATTTAATCTTAACCGGTAAGAACATAAGCGGAGTATCATCCTCATCACGAGGCGGCTTAACTTTAATGTTCCAGCCTTCTTCGTCAAGGATTTTTGCAGTTTCTTCGTCTTCGATCACCCATGCAAAGTTACGATCGCCTTCACGGTTGTATTTGCTTTGAGCCCCCGCAAAGTTGCGAAATATAATTTTTGCGTCATCGATTTGAAGAATTCCTCTTGGTGCATAAGTTACTTTCATTATAGATTTCTCCTTTTTATTTTAATTTTTTCTATGAATAACATTCGAAATATCAAAGCCTAATCGGCAATCGCAATGGTATTCATCGTCGGTAAAGTTTGGACATTCCTTGCATGAGCTGTAAGTCTCATCACCACAAGGCAGCTGCCAAGGTAAGGTTTCAGTCTTTCCCATAACGTACGGATCCTCCGAAACAAACCATTCGAAGTTGCCGTATTGCGAGATGGAATCGACCGCGTCATCTACCATTTTGTTGTAGTAAGAACGATCGATCGAATCGCTCTTATCGAGTTCTTTGACAAGCTCGGACTCAAGCCATCTGTAACCTTTCGCTCCTGTAGCAGAGCTGTACTTGACGTTTCCTTCTTTGTCTTTGCCTTCGCGGCATAAGATGCCACCGCCATGCCCTGGCTTGATAGGACAGAACTGACCAACCCTACCAACGAACACGTAATTATGCTCATCCTCAGGCAAGCTTTCGTTCATGTCCAAATATAAAGATGTGGTTACCGACTTAGTCTCGCATACGTCTGGGAATACTACTGGTGTCTTGCTAAATAAGTTCTTGAATACGTATGGAACTTGGAATTGAGTACCGGTAGCCGTCCATTCAGTCATGACTTTCTCGCCCGTCGGTAATTTAAATTCGTGTGGACCATCGTTATACTTAGCAATATAAACCGCGTCATTTACCAGACACATCTTGTCGTACGTAGCCTCATGTTCAAAGGTGTATCCGTACTGTTTGCCGTAATCCATAACGAACTTGATAATATCCGGAGTAGCGTTCGGGATCTTGATTGAGTCCGTCTTGATGTGAGCTACGGTATAGCCCATCTTCTGAACCATGTGCTTTAAGTTGATCATGAATAACGCGCCACGCTTAGCCACGATATTATCCTTGTTACGAGGATCGTTGAACGGATTATCGAATTTAGCCGAAGTCAACCCATAAACCGAGTTGATCGCTATCTTCAAAGCCCCGGCCAATGCCTTCGCACTCGCTTCATCCGTTAAGTACTTAGCAAGAGCGCCGTTCAGCATAGTCCTTGCCTTTTCGAAGTCTTTATGCTTGACTGCCAAACGGGCATCCATAATTTCTTTAAATCTAGCAGTGTACTCTTTACCGAAAAGTTCTTCGGCTACGATACTGCTCGGATGCATGGAAGCAATGTCAAGCAAGGCGACATTACCGTACATACCAGGCTCGGAATATACGTAGCCACCCTCGCCAACTTCTTCTCCGCGATACGTAGACTTACCAGCTTCGAATTTGTAGCCAGGGAATACAGGCTTCCCGTCTTTGGTGAAGACCGTAAACTTATCGCCGTAATTATCGTAAATCACCCCGCCAATCTTCGAGCCTTTGGCTGCGCACTGAGTTTCGTCACCCATGTCTCGATAGTTGAATTGGTCTTGCGGCTTGCGATTACTACCAAATATAATTCTCGTGGTTAGCGAGTTAGTGGTATCGTTAACGGTCATCCCAGCGACATCCGCCAGAATCTTTCTAGCTGTGAAATCGGCATCCAAGTGATCGAATACGGCTTCCGTCGCAATTACGTCGTTATCGCAATACTCTGCAACCTTAGTCCACATTTCTTCGGGTACTGGTTGATCCCAAGGTAAACCGAGTTCCTGGTGATGGATTCCAAGTTCAATCTCCCATTTCTTAAGAGATTGTTTAGTCGCCGCAAAGTCATAAACGTCCGTATACGATATGTTATACGCTTCGCCGAACATGCCGCCATTGCCGTTAACAATCTTTTGAGACAGATTATACATTGCTTGATTATCGTATCCCATAAGACGTGCATACAGCATATGATTGTCGTATCGCCTACAGTTAAAGCCTACTAATCTAAATTTCAACAATTCCTCAATATCAGTAGACTTAGGGTTAATCATTCTTACAACCGGGTTGTCTTTTCCTTGGTACTTCCAGTTGACTAAGAATAGGTTAGGGAATACTTCCACGTCATAAAACACGATTGGAATATCATTCCCTACTTCCAAGTTATCGGATGGTTCGTCTGACTTAAAGTGCATCTTTCTAACAAGTTTCAGACAAGCATCAGCTTGATTCGTGCTACTAGCTGCGAATGCTAACACTGCATTATACATGTCAGATACGTCATACTTCATGCCACTGTTGTAAGCATCCTCGAGAGAGCTAAATATAAAGTCGACACTTGGTTTGGTCGCTCCGTGATACTCTTTATTAAGGTTGCGTTTAATTAATGTTCGTAGTGCTTTTTCGTTTTTCACTCCTTCAAAATTCATCATTTTGCTTTCTCCTTTCAATGGTAATCCAGAACTAATAGTCGCTATCGGTAAATCGTTACATTTGGTCAGCTTTCGCCGTAATGAACTTCCACCGGTAAACACTTTAACTTCGATATGGTCGTCATAAACGCGGCTAAGTTTCGATACATCCCCATTGTAAATATAATGAAGATGTATACCTTGTCCGCTTTTACTCAGTTCCGCATACGTCGGCGGGAACTTACAAGCCTCTTCCAGATTTAGTTCAAAGCATTTGTTGCCGTCCTTATCCGGAATATCAAAGTCTATTACTATATGATTCTCTGGAACCTTGACATAATGAAGTCGAGAAGTGTCAAGCTTCGATAATTTAGATGAGACCTCATCCCATTTCTTAGATGGTGTCTCCTTAGATGTAGCGTATTGAGCCGGGCAATCAGCACACTCGGTATCAAATATAGATTCCGTACAGTCAAAGCTAAGGATCTTCGGTTTAGGTTCCTTCTTTTTCTTGTTAGACTGATTGTCAAATTTATCGGTTCTGAATCCGCTATAATAACTACGAACTCTGGATCCATCCTCTAGGTTGAATCTGTCGTTATACTCCCAGAAGTAGTTTTTCAACTCTTCTTTGAAGTTTCTTTGAGAGAATGGATAAGGTACTTTAGCTTCATCGCAATAAGTCTTATACATTTCCCAAGCAGCTTTCAATGTCGTACCGTCATCTTTCAAGAATATATGGTACGAATCAATGATGAAGTTGTAGAAATCGTTAGAAGCGCCTAACATCGATATGGGAATATAATCGTCATACAGGCCAGGGTCACTCAAATATACTTCCTGGCAATGGTATGCGATATGCCCTAACTCAAACGTTACTTGCTTCATGATTTGCTTATACTCTTTTGGACTCAGTTTGTTTCCGGATGGTGATACATCTATCAATCTTCGAATAAGACCTGATTTAGCATCTGTTATCTTAACCGGCTTGTTCGTACCCATGAACAGGAAACACTTGAATCTGCTAGAATATGTTGATTTGAATTTTTCGTTGACTGTCATAAGTTCGTGAGACACAAGGCTGTTTAACCTAGTATTGTCCTCGATTTTAGACAAGTCGCCGTCGTGCTGAATCGCGACCAGAGGGTTTGTTTTGAACGCCTCCAGTGCGAATGAGTTACTACTCGAACCGAGCGCTTTCGCATCGAATACCGAGTAATATCCCTCGAATAACTGCTGTATAATATTCAGAATGGTTGACTTACCCGTACCTGCAGCACCGTACAGAACCATGAATTTCTGAATATGTTTCGAGTCGCCAGATATGATTGATCCGATGGCCCACTCGATCTTCTGCCGTTCCTCTTCGGAATATAATGTGGATATGAGCTTCTCATAAGCAGATATATCGCCAGGCTCCAAAGGGTAGTTCAGCCTTTTACTAGCGTAATCCTTCTTATTCGTCTCAGAGTTGGAGAATATAAGATTCTCATCTAACATATGGAACGAGTCTCGTTGTTGCTTTTGACAATATCTGTGCCATTTGTCGATCATCCCGCTATCCGAGTCCCATAAATATAAAGTTTTAACTATGCAATCATGGGTTTTCTTGTAATCGTCCGAATACTTCTTCAGTTCTCCGTCGATCAACCGTATAGCATCTTCTTCGTCAGTCGACCATAAGCCGAGTTCCTCAATCCAAATGGCATAGAAGTCGCCACCTCGAATCATCAGATCTGCACTTTTTCCCACTATAAACTTTGGGTAAATCTCTACGACATCCTTCTTCGGATTACGTGTCGAAATTTTTAAAAAGTCGATCATTACAAGCCGTTATTCTCCTTTCTCGTTAGTCTGCTTAACAAGCCCGGTGAGCTTCTTGATTTGCTCGTTCTGATTAGTGATATGCTTAATCGTCGCCCAAGCAAATATCACGAATGCGACATTCAAAATGCGTTGTCTTCTGTTCATTTTGCCCTGTTTAATAAGCGCGTCCAATGCGGTCTCAACGCCCGTTAAACATGCATCGGTTGCTCTAGAGCTTTTAAGCATAAAATCTACAATTTTTTCGTCCATTTTTTCACTCCTTTAAATATCATGTGATAGAATCCAAATACCAACACATTTGATACCAGATCTCTACGGTCCGCAAATCGGTATCGCAACGTTTAATCGTGAATAATCCGCCGCGACCGTTTGGCTCGTACTCTCGATATAAGAATCTTTTAACAATCTCATCAACAATTCTTTCGTCGAATCGATTATCGGACATTCCGCCAAGACCCATGTTATTGATCATTCCCCAAAACCATTGAGTTGTTCTATCACCAATGCTCGGGTCATCCATGATGGTTTCCTCACAGCGAATAGCTAATGCTGCCATCATTTCAAGAACACTGCATGGTCCGTCCAGAGCGTCCATAACATCGTCATAGTAGTCTTCGAATCCTTGCACCAAAATATAACGACGTCTTAATTCCTCACCGTCTTCGGCTCGATTGCAATCCCTCGGTATCAAATATACGAACTTAGTGTTATAAAGACGGGTAAGGAGTTCCCTGTAGGAAATCCCCTTACCGAATCGTCTTCCGCAAACTAAATTCATTAACCATTCTAAATACTCGTCCCTGATATGCCCACGCAAAATTATTCCTCCGTTTCACGATCACGAACGGGTTTCTTAATATCGGCATAATTTCTAGAATCTCTCAGAATCTCGTAATCACGTAAGTAATTATCGTTTCTGATCCATACGGAATCGTCTTCATACTCACCAAAGTGATTCATGAAGTCGGAACCGACGATATTGTCCACGTCTTCTACAATCGTGTCGTCAAGAGTGGTAAGTACACCATCTGCGTAATAGTAGAAAGTTGTGGTATCGTAATCATCGATGCTCCCGGCTTCTTCGGGTGAGATTACATATGGTTTGGTGAAGCTTTCTTCGCCGTTTTTTTCGCCCGCATATTCTTGAGCTATTTGCTCGTATTGCTCTTTTTCGGTTTTCTGTTTGGGCTCTTCGTCGATTCGTTCTTCACGAGATACGCCGAAAGCTTCTTTAACAGAATCAATCTCTTCTTGAGCAATTAGTTCGTATTTTTTCTTAAGAAATCTCCACGAGATAGCTACGCCAGTAGCCACGCCCGCAGAGAATGCCAAAATATATTTGACCTTATTGTTCAATTTCTTCGTCCTCCGTTTTTATTGTTATGATGGTGACCGCCAAGCCTCCGAAAAGCAACGATACACTTAACAGAATCCCTCCGGCAATATGTCGCTTTTTCCTCGTGTTTAGCGAGTATTCTAGCGATGATAAGATCTCCTCAAGTCGATCCATACGGGTTGTCTCCTTTCGCTGGACAATATAACAAGACCGCCTATAAAACAGATACCCGACATTGCTGCTAAGGTATAAGAGATAATAGGTAATTTGTCATCCATTATTGTGTTGCTCCCTTCAATCATTAGATACTTTTGGTATTGTGAAGTCGGCTGGAATATAAATCGTACCTCCAATCACTACACAGTTTAATAACCCCTGAGTTATCCAGGCATAAATTGTGGCGTCGCCAACGCTCATTTTAGCAGCAGCTTCGCCAACAGTTATGAAACCGATAAACTTCCCATCCTTAAAAACAAACTCATCTTCGAGATTATTTCTTAAAATATAAATGATCAAGTCTCTTCCAGTCATTAGGAAACCCCCTTTCATAGACACCCCTACTCTCCGATTCCGAAAAGCCAGGGGTAATCGTATATATCTCTTCTCCAATCACCAGTTCCTACGGCGTTCCATCCATCCCTTCAAGACATCAATTGCCAAATGTTTCCGTCGACATTGAAGTCCAACCAAATAGATCTTTCGTAACCATTTACGAAATCAACACTGCCCGGTTTATGAATATCATAGATGCCAAAGTCTACGTAATTGTCGCCGTTCGGATGCTCAAGGTCGTAAATCCAACCTACAACTTGTCCGGCCTTAGTCTTCGGAATACCAAGCATTTCGTATACGTCATTCAGGAACAAATACCCCTGAGCCTTCAATAAATCGTTAGCCCAGTTTTGTTGCTGACGAAGGAACCAAAGATTATGTTCTGCATCTTTTTGCCAACCAGCGCACCCGCAATCGTAGCATTTAGCATAAGGGCTGAAGTTGTTCGGATCGATTACTTCAACGGTCTTTTTAACTTTCGTTTCCTTGCCGTTTTCATCCACAACGGTCTCTTCGACTTCCTGCTTTTTGATGTTAAACTTCAACTCTCTATCGAGATCTTCGCCGAAGCGTTCGATCACTCGACCTCTGTATTCCTTAAAGCCTTTATCAACAGCTGTATAAGCAGCCGCCAAAGCCGCATTACGCTTGCTAATGATGTTATGAGATTTAAGAATACAGCCGAGGGAAGCTGCGCCAAGCAATACCGCCGGAGCATACAGTTTGGCAAAGTCTAAACCGGTATGAGCATACACGATAGCCAAATCCTTCTTGCTATCTTCGTGCGTATACGTCTCACCGGCCTTGGTTACACCCTTTTCGGTAGCTTCATGAATTTCATCGATATTGGTCTTGGCTTTATCGGTAATATCATGCACTTTCAAAGTCGCTCTACAAGCCATCACAGCGCTTGCCACTACACCGATAGCACCAGCCGCGACTAAGATTTCCGGACTGTGCTTTTTAAGTTGAAAGCCGACTTTATGAAATGTTCTGGTCGCTTTGTTAAGAAGTTCCACTTTAGTCATGATTAATCATTCTCCTCTTCTAATTTTTCTACATGATTAATGAGATGCTCCAAATACCATTTGGCTTTTTTGAGATCTCGGAGGCCGTCTTTCTTTTTCCAACGGCATATATACTTGATGATGTTACCCGTGTCAAATGCTTCAACACCTTTAAGATCGAACGTGAAAGCCTCAATTACATCGAGAGCCTCCAAGCCCGTTTCTGACTGATAATGAGCCGGGTGTACCACCATATTTGGTGCGTTCTTTTCCATTTCCTTTCTCCTGTCAAATATAAAACTTATCGACGAATCGGCTTAGCGGGAGGCATGTCGAGACAATACCCGCCACCTCTCATTCGTACAGCTCTTGCGGTACTCAAGTTGGACCATCCGTAATCGTTGCAGGTATAATCGCAAGATTTACCTACCAAATCGTACAGATCACTAACGCGGGCATGCCCATATGTCTCAATCACTTCATCCAATCGAGTGAGTACTAATTCTGCATCACCCTTACTATCGAATTCGATTTCGTCATAGTCGAAGTGAACTCTTGATCTGGATTCTTCTATTGGACGGCTGTCTCTATCGAAATATTGTCTATATGAGACCTTATCCACAGTTGCGCGTCTGTCACCTCGTCTGGTAGATCCGTAGACCAGCATTTCTATGCCGTCTTTAATAAAATCCACTACAAGCTTTTTCGCCGACGGAATCAGGACATCCTTAACGAGATATGACTTAACGTTCTTAACGTCCTCGGATATAAACGTCTCGACGAATTTTGACGCCCCGCTTTTTTTCTTAGTTTTAATGTTACCTTTAACAACTTTCTCCAACTTCGGACGTTCCTTAGATGCTTTCTCATTCTCCTTAGAACGATTCGAATTTGGTTTATAATCGAAAGTTTCCATGATTATTTCTCCTTTCAATCGTGTATTAAAACGAAAAGGAAAGTGCCTAATATAGACACCTTCCTTCTGTTTTTAAACTCAGTCTTCTTCCCTTATATAAAGAATCAATCTTCAATGGGATTACCGTTATCGTCGTAGATGAGTTTGACTTCTTCTTCCGGTTCTTCAACGACTTCGGGTTTTACCTCTTCTTCCTTCTTCGCTTTCTTAGCTTTGACTTTAGCTACAAGGCACTTAACCCCCTTGTAGATACCAAATCCTGCAAGGGCTGCCAAGCCAACCTTGACCGCTACTTTACCAAAGCTAACCTTGGATTTCGGTTGAACGATTTCCTCCGTTACGCCTTCTGCCATGTTGTCCATCACTTCTTCAGTTACGATTGCATTTTGTTCCATAGTTACTTCTCCTTAATATAAATTTTATTCTAGACTTTCGTCCATTAAATACGGTGTAAATTTCGCGAATCTCAATACAGCTTATCAAAGTCGTACTGAGGCGCTGTGTAAAACTCGATAGCGAGACAAGGTTCGCCTGCGCCGGTTAAGTGTGACGTAAAATGAATGTCAATATATCCACGGTCAATATTCCAGCCAATATGATCACCCGGATCAGTCGAATTAAGACCTATTTCCGAATAGAACTCATTGAGCGAAATATAATTCTCGGACCGCATTCTACGATTGAGATCATTCACGATACGCTTGATACTCTCGATGTCAGATCTGAAATATCTGTCGGACCAGATGTCGTAGCACAAGGTGTTACCTTTATCGGTGACGATAATCGTTTTGTTTTCGACGGGACTTTTATCGATTTTATCTTTCGCAATGGCTTCGCGTACGGATTGTTCCTTTTTCTCACCGATAGTTTCGATTACTTTCGCTCGGTATTCCGTAAGTGCTGTTTCAGAGATCTTATAAGCCGCAGCTAATGCAGCGTTACGTTTCAAGTTGACTCTGCTAGCACCGATTATGCATGCCGCAGATGCGCCAGCCGTAGCAACCGCAGGCACATAGCACTTCCAGGCAGTCTTAACAGTTTCGCCAACAGTCAACTTATCGACGTTCTTTTCTTTTTTCTTTTCTTCGATAAGCCGCAAAGCTTTTGGCGTACCTCTGACGGCCAATACACCGGCTGCGATCATGCCTGAGATCCCGATACCAGTAAGAATCTCTGGACTGTGTTTCGAAACAGATGTCCGTACGGAGCGAACAATGTTCGAAAAGTTAGGTTTGTTCATAGTTACATTTCTCCTTTCAATAGATTATTAAAAACAGAAGAGCCCAAGTTTTCTTAGACTCTTCCATTCGGAATCAATTTTTGTTGGCAAACTTCTCGTTAAATAACTTATCGAGGTAGGCTTCGTTCTGCTTTTTCTCAGCGAAACCGCTCAACATAGTTGCACCGAGAGACAGACCTAATCCACCCCACTTAGCAACTTTTGCCCAGTTCACTTTCTTAGCAACAGCGCCTACTGCTTCTTTAGAAATTTTCATTTTAGTTTCCTCCTTTTAATTTTATTCCATAACAGTGTCTGTAAAAATCGCGGTTCAATAGAATTCGTAATCGATCATTGGTTCATAGGACATTCGAATGATCTGACATTCTAGACCATCATCCATTACTACTTTCTCGTGAGTAAAGTCGAGCCAAGGGCTCCAAGTCGCATACTCTAAACCGCCTATAGCCCATCCTAATTCGTCGCCGCCCTCGATGGTCGGGATTTTCAATAGGTCGTAGAACTCGTTAACGAATGCGCTTCCGCTCTCAGCAATGATTTTATTGATGTCGTACTCGGCACCCTTAACATCGGCTAATGTTGATTCAAAGTATCGTCCAGAGAAGTCGTCGTAGAATAGTTCTTTACCATCTTCTACTGAAATATCATTCTCGGCATACTTATCCTTCGCAATCTCTTTCTTGATATGTGTATCTACTTCTTCGCCGTACAGATCCTTAACCTTCGCTCGATACTCTTTGTAAGAAGAGTCTAGTAAAGCGTAAGCACTCGCTAGAGATGCTTGACTGCGTTTATTCAATACATTTGCACCGAACACGCAAGCTATTGTGGATAGTCCTACTACAGCAGCTGGAATATAAGCCGGTCCAGCTACCTTAACGATCTCCATTTTAGTTAATTCTTCACCTTTTTCTTTCTTGGCTTCGTCGATGCTACGTAAAGCTTTTGGTGTAGCTTTTACTGCCATGACTGACGTCGCGATTACACCCGCGCCTCCTGCACATGTCAGAATGGTTGATGCGTTCCTCTTTAAAAATAAGTGAGACTGGCGTAACAAGTTGTTCATTTTCCTCCACACCTTTCGTTAGTTTTGCGAAAGCTAAGAGAGAACGTAGGTGGCGGCCCAGCGGTGCCGAACTCCACCGATTCGATTTCTCGAATTCCGCATAATACGTCCTCTCATAATACACCTTGTTATTTTCGCGGATCACCAAAGGTAAGAGCCTTTGATCGGCTCTGATTCCTTATTGAAAGCGCATCGGTAGATTAAATACACATAATCCCGGATAATACATTTCAATAGTTCTCTGTATACGGTCGTACGTATCCTCATCTGTCACAACATCGAATGCTACTCTCGTCGGATGTTCCTCGTTATCGAATATAAGAGATCCTCTCTCTATACACTTCGGTCTCCTCGTCATCATCTGAAACGTGCTGCATATAATGTTGTTCGCTAACTCGTCAGTAGCGTCCATAATCACAGTAGTAAACCTTCTTACAATATTTCCTTTCATTGCTTTCTCCTCCTATAGATTTTACTTTCATTATAGGAGTTGCAAACTTCGCGCATTCAAATAGAGCGTCTATCGAAGCATGTTTCCCAGCGCTCTTTAGCTATAGGCTTAATTTTTAACGCCCACATCATTTGTCGGATGGTTATAGTAGGATATAAATCGTCCGTACGCTCTCCAGCACGCTCGTCGAAGAACTTTTTAAAATTCGGGTGTAAATATAGAGCGTCGGTTAACCATGGATCTATCTCGCCCCACCAAGTACTCTTGCTATCTTCGTCGAATCGCTGCTGTATGACGGCTAGTCCCTTTTTACCTATCTGAAATAACGTACAGCGATCGTATACCGGATGGTTGCAGGTATATACACTTCCATACATAGACGAATATATGGCTGGCTTTTCGTAGTGATATCGCATAAACACCTCCGTGCGAAAGGTAAGAGCCTATGTCTCCATAGACTCCGTCCTCGAATAGTGTTAAACAGTCTTCTTAGGGATAAACAGTCTTGTGTATTCCTTAAGCGCGCCACAGAACGTAACTTCTTTCTCTGTTGCCGTGATCCAAACAAGTCCGATCAACGGTACTACAATGCCGCTACCGATCTTAATACTCTCTAAGACATTCTTGATCAATCTGTCTTTTTTCTCATCTTTCATCCGCATGTCATTTTGTGCAGACTCGGACTCGAATTTCTCCAGATCAAACAACTTTTCCTCAAGAGTAGTCAATCTCTTAAGCGAGTCATTATACTCGTCGCTCCCGACTTTTTGTTCACTCAAATACTGATGTTCACGTTCAATATCTTCGCGCAATAAGTCCTTCAATTCCATTTTAGTTTCCTCCTTTACTATTTTAATACTTTTCATAATAGGGTCTGTTTAAATCGCGCAGGGCGAAATGTTTTTCGAAAACTCCACCCCGGGAAATTTTCACTTTACAAATTTAACATCATTTCTCGTCACCTGCGTCCGGAAAATATCAATCTAGATTAAAAACTTCTAAGCTAGAATAAAACCAAAAGAAAGAGACTCGTGTAAGTCTCAATCTTTTTACACTTATCCCTTCCTTTTGAGCTTTGTCTCCAATTCGTCAAGTAATTTCTGCTGTGCCGAAATAATCCTGTCGTTTAACTCGTTTTTGGTATTCGCTACCTGCAATTCGAGCTTGATATCCCTATACTTCTTGTATACGTATGCTCCTCCAATCGCGATAGCTGTTGTACCAAAACCGACTAAACATAAGGTAGTAGGTACTGACATAATACTTTTCCTCCTTGTTTTATTTATTACTCATAATAGAAGATGAATTTTCCGCGAAGTATAAAAGTAAGAGACCCTGTACTGAGCCTCTCGCCTTTGGTGACTCACCAGGGCCACCACCCTTTTTTCTCCTTTTCCGGAGCCAGTTCCTTTCGGAGTTCCTTCTCTCGCTTCGCTGCTTCTTTCCTCATTTTACGTTCGTCTTTATCATGTCTTCGTAAAACTCTGCGTGAAACGTCAATTCCCGAACTATACCCGGATCGATAAATGATCCAACCAAGTACGACTATACCTCCAACGTATAGTATACTCGGCACATCACTAACGAACCGCGTTTCCTTGAGAACGGCGTCGCTACTAAGCTCTTTCTTTGCCATAATAAATCCTCCTTTAAATATGTATTTTTGCTTCTGAAGGTATACGAATCCCTCCATTATAGAAGATGTTATTTTGGCGAAAAGAAAGAGTCCGCACTTGGACCCCGTCTTTTGAATACAACTCAAATGTGCACTCTATTTAATTTTTAGCTTGCGCTAGTCATCATGATGAAATATAGTAAGCTGTTTTTCAGATTTATTACGTTTGAATAACGTATACAATCCGCATGTCAACAAGCCTAATATAAATCCTATAAAGCCTGCGCCAAAACTTCCTTTACTCATTTCGAGTACCTCCTCATTAAATTTATCCATAACATAGCGTGTTAATTGCGCGCCTCACTTAATATCCAGAAAAAGCGTCTGTATCTGTCATAATACATGTCTTTGCTGCAAGGTATATCTAACTTAGATTTCAAATATGTATAAGATAGCTGCTCCGTGACTCCGCGCAGAATATAATCGTATAAATACCTATCGGCTTCCTTGGCTGCTTTTTCGATTAACTCTATCTTCTCAGAATAATGGGCTCTCATCATAGCTCGCTTTGCTGTTGGATCGCCTGGAATGTTGCTAGTCGGCATTTTGTCGATCATGGATAAGGGTATACTCGGGTCATTGAACTCGGCATATGCTTTCTTCCAAGTCGGGTATTGTAAACAGAAATGCTTTAGCTCGTAATGACGATGCTTATCAATATAATACTTACTTTTCTCAGATATCATAGGTCGTACTTTTGTAGCCACGTATTATTCACCTCGTATGTATTCTTCGTAAACTTCTATGTATTGCTTAATTTGATTAATTCTCTTTTTTAGCTTTTTTATCTCTTCGTCTTGCATTAGAATCAGGCTTACTAATTCTTCGATTACTTCGTCTCTTCCGGTCATTATCAAACACACCCTCTTTCATGGCTTTTTTCAAAAACACCTCGGTCGCCTTCTTAATGTTCTCCAAGTGTTTTTCAGTCGGTATTGTTATGTATACCGTAGCGTTCTCATACTCGTATTTCTTCATGCTCGGCCCCTTTTTATTGCATAAAGCAGTATTTAAAACGCTTAAAGCGTTAATCTAGATTAAATATTACTATTCTAGAATAACTTTGTCAACGCTTTGAAGGTTAAAATTTTGCATTCTTAGCGTTTTTAATGTACCTTAATATATGAAAGGAGATTGAATATGGCCCCGGAAAACAAAGATGTATTAGCAAGAAATTTAAAAATGTATATCGCTAAGCGTGGTAAAGATAGAAAGGAGGTTGCTGACGATTTAGGATTAGCGTACTCCACGTTAACCGATTGGATCAATGGTAAGAAATATCCGAGAATTAATAATATAGAGAAATTGGCAGTATACTTCGGTGTTTCGAAGTCTGATTTAATAGAGGATTTTGAGGAAAAGAAAAAGGACAACGATGCTCTAGCTACAATCATTGTCAAACTACGTATGAATAAGGAACTGCTAGAAGTCGTAGAGAAGTTAATGTATCTAGATAAAAATAAAATAGAGAGTCTGAGTAAGTTACTGGATACTTTTGTCTAGTAATTGAAGTATCAAATCCAGTAAACCTAAGTCGGTACACGCTTCTAAGCGTTCTGCTATTTGTAAAATATAATCTTCTTTCATGCGGTATTCCACAGCCTTTCTGTAATCTTGGTTTGGCAGGAACGAATGTTCGAAGTAATTATAAAAGAAGAAATTGTCTGACACAACATGAAAATACTAGCAAGAGGGGATAAATATGTATAAAGAATATCCAACATTTTATTGGTACGAAGTTTACAAATATGGTAGGAAATCGAGATTCGATGATCCGTACTTATCAGTCGAAGAAGTTCTCGAGAAACATGATAGGATGCTTAATGAATATGCCGAACGCTATCTCGGCGGCGCTATACCTGATGAGCATAACTTTCAAGAAGTCGGCTCCGGAGAGTCGATAAAAGATCGTCCGGAAATGACCCGGTTACTAAAAGCGATTGAGAACCCGGATATAAAAGCAATACTCGTTATAGACGTCCAAAGGTTAAGTCGTGGCGATCTCGAAGATGCCGGAAGACTTATTAAGTTACTTCGATATACGAATACGTACGTAATCACTCCAGGCAAAATATACGACTTACGAGATGAGTACGATAGAGATGCTTTTGAAAGAGAACTAAAACGTGGTAACGAATACCTAAATTACTTCAAGAAAATATCATTAAGGGGTAAATTGGATAGCGTTAGACAAGGGAACTACATAGGTTCCGTTGCTCCGTACGGCTTCGATAGAACCACGATCGAGGACGGTAAAAAGGTACACCATACGTTGAAAGAGAGAAAAGACCAGGCAGATATAGTACGATTAATATTTCAATGGTATTGTAATGAAGATATAGGAGTAACTGCGATATGTAGACGACTTGAAGCACTAGGTGCGAAGACTAAAACTGGCGGTTCTATTTGGCGAACTCCTATCGTATTTAGCATACTCGAGAATGTCCATTATATAGGGTGTGTACGTTGGAACTGGAGAAAGACGATTACTATAATTGAAGACCAAGAAATAAAGAAACTGAGACCGAAAGCGAAAGTTGACGAATATCTAATATTTGACGGCAAGCACGACGGGATAGTTTCGGAGGAACTCTTTTATAGAGCGAGAGAAATAAAAGGTAATAGACACAGAGCGAAGATGGACTTGACACTTAAGAACCCGCTAAGTGGAATAATGTTTTGTAAAGCTTGCGGTTCTAAGATAGGTTATAATACTTACGTACGGAGAGGCGTTGAATTCGCTAAACCAAAATTAAGATGTAATAACCAGGTACATTGTAAAAGTGGATCTGTCCCATTTGACGAGGCTATGGAATATATAAAGAGCGCTATAAAAGATTGCATATCCGATTTTAAGATGATGGTTAAAAATGACCAGGACGATTCTATAAAACTCCATAAAGATTTGGTAGCAGGATTAAAAGAAAAACTCGAAGCGCTTGACGATAAGGAAGCTGCTCAGTGGGAAGCACTACACGACCCCGATCCCGAAAAGCGAATGCCGGAACATGTCTTTAAGAGATTGAATGAAAAGCTATTAAAAGATAAGAAAGAAATAAAGAAAGCATTGGAAAAAGCCGAAGACTCTATGCCTAGACAGATAGACTATAAGGATAGGATACTGAAGTTTACGGACGCGTTGAAAATTCTGAACAACCCTAAGCTCGATGCTAAAACTAAGAACCAATATTTGAAAGATATAATCGATAGAATCGAGTTTGATAGACCTCCGAATATAAAGATTACAAATGAAAATAAGCACGAATACGGTTACGAAAAACTCGGAAGAAAAGACGTATTTTACACTCCGCCGTACAAAATATCGATAAAGTTGAAATATTGAAAGTCTCAGAAAGCCCTAGAAATGGGGCTTTTTCTATTTTTGGTATCATATAAGACCTCATTCATGGGGGTGTACATGATACCTAAGGTAAAAGAAAAAGGGAGTGTAAGCATTACGCCCACACAACCATTCCTGTTTTTCCGATCATCTCATAATGTTTAGCTTTCTGTTTAAATGTTTCGACATCTTTCTTCACGTCATGTTTACGTCCCTTCAAGTAGTGCGTAATCACTGCACCGCTTTCACGGATTTCAACGACTTGGAATTTTTTCTCGAATAACATTTTAAACTCCTCCTTTAATATGTGCTGATCTTCCTTCCATAAAAGGACTTGTTTTTGTCGCGAAATATAAAAAGAAGAGGCCGTGCTAAGCCTCTCTTTTTGATCGTTCTTCGGATGAGACTCGAATATCTCTCTTTCCGACTTGTACATGTAGTTTGAATGGTTTTGATAGTACGGCTAACACTGCCCCACATACAAATCCTGTACAAACTGGTTTTACAATGTCCAAAGCTCTCATTCTAAATCCCTCCTTGTATTCTCTCATAATAGGGTTTGTTTCAATCGCGAAATATAAAAGAAAGAGCCTTTGTAGGCTCAATCTTCGTCAATAGCTTTCATCAGTTTCTTGAACTCATCGCTACTAAGATCTAGGTCTACGTTTAGATGTAGGTGTGTTTGTCCATCCTGCATATCTAAGTCAATCTCGCTGAAGTAAATATCGATTTTGTATCCATATTGCTTCTTGATCTTTCTAGATACGAGTTTAGCCAATACGCCTCTCATAAATCTTGTAGACAATTTTAGTTTCATTTCATCCATTTTTCTCACCCTTTCTGAATGCTATCCTTCCATAATAGGGTTTGTTTCAATCGCGAAATATAAAAAGAAGAGGCTGTGTTAAGCCCCTCTTTTTGTAGATTTGCACGCTTGTATACTTTCATCAGCGATACACAATCCCGGATAAAGTTCTTCGATAGTCTTAATGAATTCCGCATATTGCTTAGGAGTAAATTCGTGTATGAACGTCCAGAATCCGTACTTATTGTACACCCATAATCCGTTAACCTTCATACCCGGATGTTTGGGTTTACATATAATATACGCTATACCTGAAATTCTACCTCTAACATACTCCTTATTTAACTTGTGGTCTCCTTTTAAAACAGTCACAAATTGCTTTCTTTCCATAATTGTTCTCCTTTTAAAAATTTTTAGCTGCGTATTCCGCATAAGATAAGGTGCAAATTTCGCGAAAAATAAAAAGAAAAGGGCGTGTTAGGCCCCTCCCTTTTTGGCTTCAATAACTTTTTCGATAGGTTTTACCACTAACTTATTAAACGCATCACTTGCTACATTACCAATGGCTACTCCGACCACGATTTGTCCAACTGCTACGAAAAATTTGTTCATGATAATACATCCTTTCGTAAGTGTATTTCCTTCCATAATAGGGCATGTTTTTGTCGCGAATACACCCTATTTTAGTCTCTTACTGGCAGTTCGGAAATATCATCATTCATATGATCGATCATACCATTGCCGCCGAGACCCTTATATGCATGATACATCGCCAGACCGTTCTCAAGAGCTGTGGATGTAATGTACTGTTTGTCCATCCACTTCTCATGCTCGTCCATAAGATGTTTACGCAATACGCATACCATACCTTCTGCGAGTGCTTTATCATGCTTAGCCTTCTCTTCTTCCTGCTGTCTTCTCAGTCTATCATTCTCTTTGATACTTCTTTGCCACAGAAATAACAGCATTCCGATTATGATGGCTAATACCGAATCGATTACAATAGCCCAGACGTTCATTGATTACACCTCTCTCTGAGAGATATCCTTTTCGCCCGGATTAACTGATTCCGGTTTAGTTGCTCCCGGTGTCGCTTCTTCGGCTTTCTCTTCTTTCTGAACTTCAGTCTCCTTAGCTTCGGGAATACCAGCTAAAGAAGTAACGATAGATAATACCGCAGCGAGAGTTGCAGAAGACAACACCATCGCCCAATTAACATCGCCCAGTACAACCGCGCCAGTGCCAATAGTGGCTAAGAACGTTTGCGCAAAAGTTTTGACCGCACGAATAAGTGCTTTAGGAAACCATGTTTTAAAATTTTTAATCATTTTAATCTCTCCTTTATTTTAAGCTCGTCCTATAACGCGAACTATTTTTATATAATTTGTTCCGATCGATGTTGTTACCGCACCAGCAGTACTAACTCTAACATAACTGGCGGTGGCCACCTCGGGAGTAATACTAGTACCTACTATAGAGTAAGCGGTTTGTCGGAAATATGGATTACTACCAGCTTCTTGGAGCTGCAAATGCGCGACTTTATTGTTCGCGTTCCATATCTTAGTATAACCCTGACCTTTATTATTGTTATCTGTATAATATATTTCTATATACCGATAATTAGCTACAGATGCATTGAGAGTTATCGTGTCGGCCGAACCGTTACTATTCTCGTATAATACGTATTCCTCGGTTCCAGCCCAAAACCATTCGCCCCATGCTTCCTGGTAATAAAAACGAACATATCTTTCGGGCTTGTACTTACTACAGCTTATATAAGTTTGTCTTACCTGACCTTCCGCGCCACCGCTTTCCACGATTAGAGTGAACGTACCGCTCGACACCGGACAATTAACATATGCGTAATCCGCTACATTTGCTCCGATATACGTATTCGGCGTTTTAATGTCATTCAAGTCCGTTTCAGGATCTAGGACCGGATATAATATTCCTCCGAAAAAGCGAGTCTTGAATCCGATATCAAGAACGCCTTCTAACTCGGCTGACTTATTGAAAGCAGCGCCTTTCCCTCCGGTCATAAAGTCTATAACGAATTTGGTACTGCTCAAAGTACCAAACGCGTATGAATATCCATTCGCATCCGTGACGATTACCCTAATCGTATAGGTTGTCTCTGTATTAAGAGCGCCGTCGCCAACAATGGCGCATATATGACCGCTAGTGTTCGGGGAACCTGTCCAAGTCATTGATGCGGGGTCGGTGGTTTCACTCTCCCACTCTATCACGATACTAGTCCAGTTTAGATCGCACTCGAAATCGAAATCGACAAGAGCGTACGTACCGTCCTCGATTTCATCTCCGTCCCAACTGCCACGAACTACCGATAGATTAGTAATACGCGGCTTAACATAGGCTAGCTCCCAAATAGCGTATAGAGTAACAGCAGCGTTTGCCGTGTAGTTGCCGCCAGCAGCATACGATACTGTAGTTGCCGATGCGGACGTACCCCAACCTTTGAAGTTGTAATTAGTCCTGGTCGGTATCGTACTGGAAAGCTTAAGCGTGACTCCGTATGTCTTTGTTTGATTTCCAGGCGCTCCGCTACCGCCATTAGCATCGTACTTGACAGTGTAAGTATTAGCCTTCCACACCGCATAAAGTGTCGCTGCGGAGTTAGCGGTATAGCTTCCACCAGCAGAATATGTAGCGGTAGTCGCCGTTGAAGATGTAGACCATCCCAAGAATGAATATCCAGTTCTAGTGGGCTTGGTGCTTGAAAGGGTAAGGGTTTGATCTTTCCATTTCGTTTGATTTCCGGGAGCACCAGAGCCGCCATTAGCGTTATACGTGATAGTATAGGAAGTCCAAGCAGGAACGGACACGCCACTGACGGACACAGTCGTCGTCTTGGAATCGGCGTTGTCAGTATTGTAGTTTTCGAATACTACCCCGATAGTCTTCGTGGATGCACCGTTACCACTTATGGAAAACTTGGCTGTAAATGATGCACTTCCAGAGCTACGGGATGTTCCATCGAAATTGCTTATCGTAACGCTGGAATTACTAGATCGAGCGCGCATACCGTATTTAGTCGCAGCTCCGGAATAATACGTCTCCCAGGAAGCAGTGATTCTCACAGTAAACTCGGTCGCGGAAGTTCGGGTGACGCTAGTAATAGAAACCTTAAGATCTAACGCTACCCCAAATGGAGTCCATTTTGAAACTGAACCCGAATATGATGTTGCAGCCATCAGCCATTACCTCCTTTCCATACAAGTCCCAAATTACCGTTGCTTCTAGCCTTCCAGACAAAACCGCCCTGTTGAAGCTCCTCTTCAATCGTTACTTTTTTAGAGCAGAACGATTGATTGTTAAAATATGCCAATACCACAGAACCTTCCGTAAACATCATACGAGTATTAGTGATGCGTAACTTGAAATCGCTATCACCCTCGCCCAGCTCTATGCAAGGTTCGTCTTCGTAGGTTGTTATACTGACGTATTCCGCAATTTCGCCAAGATCATCCACAGCTCGTTGTAGAATATCTATAGCATTACTCGCATCCCCAACTTCTTCCGTCAGGGAATTTAAGTTATCAGATACGGCGTTAACCGATTCCTGAATCTTGGAAGTGCTAAACGTCCATCCAGTCTCGGTTTGAGTCATAAGTGACGTGCCGTTACCATCAGTAACTAGCATCGATATGCTATCGGATAACTGAGCGATTAAGGTTTGAGCATTAGACGCTTTTTCGTCAGCTTGGTCAACTTCTTCAGCGGTAGCCATATCTTCAGGTGCCGGAGTCCAGTCGGTGGCTCTACTGCCTCGCTCCAACTTAATATTAGGTAATACGTCTATATCACTTTGATTTGATAAATATAAAACGAGGAACTTATAACCCTTTCCGGCCGGAACGGTAATCCCCTCTATTTTCAGAAGCGATCTGCCTCCGGAGTTCCACTCATAAATCAACGTTCCATTGCTTGGTTCGTCGATGGTGAAGCAGTAGTCGAATCGATTATTGGATAACGAACTTCTACTTAATGACCAAGTCTCGCCTTCTTCTACAGCGACTGAAAAGCCAACACAATTACCCGTACTTATCAGACCTTGTTCACCAGAAGCCAAACCGGTACAGCCTAAGTCGACAACTTGAGATGGTCTGAAATAATTTCTCCCACCAATTTCGAGAGTGTCTATACTATCTTTTGCTGAATTTGCGGTATTTTGCGCAGTCGCAACGTTGGAGTTAGTGGTCTCTAATGCGGATTTCGTTGCGTAAGTCTTACTTACGGTGGATACTATTCCATCCGCTTTCAAATCTATAGCGGCGTTCATTTCCGATGTCGTGCTATAATTCTTTAGTGCTTCGGTAGTATTCGCATTAGCGCTAGATAACGCGTTATTAGCCTTTGTCGTAGCATCTGAGCTGGCTGCCGAGATGGCTTCGGACTTAGCAGTCGATACCTCAGTTTTTGTCGCTCGAAGCGCGATCTGCTCCGTATTTTGAGTTATGCTCGTCTCAGCAGTGGTAACCCGCGTGCCTAACGATTCCACCATCGCCTCAACATCTTCAACGGACTCTTTAGTTGCATATTTAGAACTAACGGTCGAAGTTATACTGTCTGCTTTTTGATCAATGGCACTTTGAACCTGCTCGGTCGTGGAATAATCATTAAACGTATTACTAACTGTGGTCTTAAATCCGTCGAGATCTTGCTCTAACTCGGATACTTTATTAGACACCGCAGTAACAGTACTACCGTCCGCTTTTTTAGCAATCTCACTAGTATGAGACGCAACGGTTGTCGAAATACCATTTACGGTTTGCTCAAGAGAACTATATTGAGCCGACAGTGACGCAATATCCCCTTCGACATCTTCTGGGGCAGGAGTCCAATCAGATGCTTTATTACCTTTTTCGAGCATGATATTAGGTATTTCGTCACCTTGATTCGACAAATATATGAAACCCCACGTTCTACCTTCTGGCACCGTGAAGCGATTAACCTGATTCGCTGCTTGCTCGTCAGCTCTCATCGCAATAATCATGTCCGTAGAGCCGGCGACCGGTTCCTCGGTAAGCCAATATAAACCCCAACGATTATTAGTCGCATCGGTTCTATAAAGGATCCATTGTTCGCCTGCCTCAACGGGGAACGAGTAACCTCGATACGCCACATTTTCCAGTAACGTACTACCACTACCCCAAGCTAAGTTGTTGATGTTTTTTCTGATGAAGTAATTTCGACCACCCATTTTGATATTATCCACGGCAGTCGTAATATCTTGTTGCCAAACTTTACTCGAGATTTTACCCTGGATTGCTGATATGCTCGTACCTTGCGAACTCACGGTTTTTTCGAGATCTTCCACGCCAGTGGTCATTTCCTCGAAAGCGACGTCTAATGTTTGACCTTCTTTGTCCAGTAAGATCTTGGACGACTTTAAGGTGTTGGAACCATCTTCGTTAATGACCTTAAACAAGCTATCGATGTTGAGCTTACTAGCGGATATGTTAGCACCTTCACTAACCATGTCATTACGAATGATCGCATCTTTGATGGCGTTATCTGTAATGCCGCCTTCGCTAAACATTAATTTTCCGTCAGCATCCCATACATTAATGGAATAGTCTCCGGACGAATCTTTACCGATTTGCACTCTAACTCTTTTGCTATCACTGATTTGAATAGTCTCATCCGATATAATCAATCGACCATCCTCGGATACTACTCTAACGTTGTTCGTGCTAATATCTCCTGCCGAAATTTTATCCGCAGAGATACTTTCAATCATCGCCGACTTAATCTGAGCCGCCCCTAATTGGGCAACTACAGCGTTCGCAAACGACGTTTGTATAACATCGCCTGTAGCCGACCCGAACATTAACGTGTTAATATCACCAACCTCAGCGTTAAGATTATTGATACGCGCAGTTTCAGCATTCAATTCGCTGATCAGAGCGTACTTAATTGCGGCTTCGGAAGCATTGAGCTTATCGGTGTTGAGTTTGTCAATCGACGCTTGCTTAGCTTTCAGGTCGTCGATCGTCGCTTGCTTAAACTCCGCATGCGTAGCTTTTAGACTATTAACCTCGGCATTTGTAGCCTCGAGATTCTTGATAGTAGCATAAGTCGCCTGCGCACTTTCAACAGTTAAACTATTAGCATAAAGTTCTCTAATAGATGCTTCGTTAGCATCGAGCTTACCAGTTATCTCGACATCCTTCGCAGTCAATTTACGTTCAACTTCGACGATACTCGCAGTCAGGGTATTTTGAACCTTTACGTCGTTAGCCAACAACTCTTCCTTAATTACGGCGTTATTAGCGTTCAGCTGTTCAACGGTAATCCGATCTGCCACAGCTACGCCCAACTCAGTTATTTTGGAATCGGCTTCGGCTTTATTGTTTTCAACTTCGCTATTGCTTGCCGAGGGGTCTTTCACGTTCCCGGTGATTACAGCGCTATGGTTTTTAATGGATACAATTACTCGATCTCCAGTTTTAACCGTAGCAGCTGTCGTCACGGGAGTTGAAATATCAGATCCATCGAGCTTTACGTACGTCTGATCTCCAGCTTGCGTAACGGTACCGTAGACAACGCTCGCCTCTTTTTTAGCTTTAGTGTTATCATTAGTGGCTTTGACAAACTGAGATACTAAGTCGCTAGACAAACTCATTGCGAATCACCTCCGTTCCAAATAGCATAAAGTTGAATATCAACATCTTCAGTGTAATTATCACCAGGCGCATATGCGACTTCTGTCGAATGCTCAGTCAAGCCCCATCCAACGAATTCGTATCCTTCGCGCGTGGGGATCGTATCGGAAATCCGTATAACAGCTCTCCAGCCTTTAGTCTGACTTTCGGGAGCTCCATCACCGCCATTTGCATTGTACGAAATAGTATGCGATGTACCTCGCCATAAGCTAACTGACCAAACAGCCGTCTCGGAGACTTTACACCCAGCTTCACACTTTATCGATTGACTAATAACTTTAGCTTTTACGTTCTTTATGCCGGCCTTAGCGTAATTGATACGTACACAATCGCCAACGCGAACGGGGCAATATCCGTGCGAGTAAGTTATTCGGTATTCGACCGAGGATACGCTACGCAAAAGCCTATCGGTGTAGTCATCAACTTGCGCTTGAGTAAGCGCGCCAGACAACTCGGGATCGGTTATGCGACGCACGATCTCTCGACCTCGAGATACCGTAGACGTCGGACTATTCGGATCGTCATTCACCGCGCGTGAATACATCAAGTTATCAGCCGTCGAATATACGACCTCGATAACATTCGGTATCCCGTACAGATCATGATTGGTAGTTATGTCAGTATACAAGATCGAGCTGTCATCGTCGCTATAGGTCCACACGGGGCTTAACGATCCGATATCCTGCTTGGGCGAGAAAAGAATACGCCCCATTTCGTCCAAAGCTAACTCGTGATCGGCACTCGATATCAGGTCTTTTACAAACGTGAACCAAGTATCTTCAGTGTTCGATACGAAATCGTATTGCAGCGGAGTAAGGTTTGTAATCTTTGCCACGGGAGCTCTTGCGTTTTCTCTTACCAAACGATAAGCGAGATCCGTCACTGTCTCTTTCAAACAGTAATATAATGTTTCCCCTTTATCAGAAACCCAACTAAACACCTGCTCACCGGTAGTGGTCGTTACCGAATCCATCTTGGTCCCAAATACTGGTTTGACCACCTCTTCGGTTTTCGTATACGTATCGTCCATCTTTTCGACTTTGAGATACACAGTCTTTGGCACGTAATATCCAAGCGGTGGTTGTTTTTCTTTAAGCTCCAATAATGGAGTGTAGGCATCCATGGTGGCAGTTCGCATTTTTCCATCATACTGCGACGATGGTGTTTGTACTAAGAAAGTACCAAGCGGATGCCTTTCTCTAATTCCATTTTGAATTGTTACAAGGTAGACCCTTACATAACATTCGCCGAGCGAGTCGACGACATCTAGGGAGGCGGAGCCGAGAGTGTCTGTTTCCGCATCTCGGCTTATAGTGCATGATTTTACAGTATCGATCAGCCTAATATCCTTCCACGTATTCGGATCAACGATATAGTATTCAAATGTTTGCTGCATCGATGACTTCCAATCAGCCATATCATGCACCTCCTTCGACTCTTGTTACATCAATTGTTACGGGTATAGTCAGCTCACGATGCTTCTGACTAAATGTTACTTTAATATTCGCCCAGTATCCCGACCCGGAAGGTTCGCGTACATACACGTCTCCCATCCAAATCGATAACCGGCGCAAAGCGTACAGCGTCTCGATATCACTCTTCTCAATAACCACATTCCATGTAGCGGTTTCGCCGAGTTGAGTTCCATAATAGCTAACCGGATGTTTCCGACCAGCATATTCCACTAATGAAGTGTCTGGCGCATTCTTATTCGATACGTCGATATTGTACGGAAGTTTCAACATTGAGCCAGACCAAGGCGGTTCAGCCAATGGATCCTCAACCCCAAAAGTATCGAACTGCGACCATGCTTCATCCCATTGAATAACTACGGACTTGCACCCGACAGGTTGACCGGGCGGGTCGTAATAGCTCACAGCACCGGTTTTCGTGGATTTGGCTACAATTCTATAGCGAGCGTAATCCAAAGCCGGATGGGGATCCACTATGTAAGTGTTCTTGTCACCCGTTAACTCGGCGCTAGGCAATAACGTGAAACCGCCATCGAACTCTCTCCTGTATACTGATAAAATTACATCTTCTACAGGAGTAGTCGTGATTATTTCGGAATATAAAATCTCGTCACCATCGGCCGTAACGCCCTGGTAAACTTTCTCGCCAGTACTAAGTGTACCGACAGGTGGAACTATAACCGCAATGGTATCATCGTCATCTCTGGTGTACGCTCTGCATACGAAATCGTACGTGGTTTCGCTATCCACCTGATACTCGCCGTTGACCAGATTGACCTTACAATACGTAAGTGAAGTGCTTTCGCAATAAGGGCTTATCATAGCCGATAACTTATCTTGGTCGATAGCTATTTGCATATTTGGCGTGTATACAGTATCGACCCACGAAACAGTGAATTCGGACGACGCGACAGCGGTCAAACCCGAGTCCATAGTTACCGTACAAGTGATCGTGTATGACTTATTGTTCTCAAGATTAACATCACCCGCCGAGATAACTGTTTCAAGCGCAGTCGAAATATCGAAATGTTCGGAGTATAATTGTTCTCCAGCACTAACCATTTTGACGTTGCCGACATTGTCAATAGTTTCGTAAATCTCATTGGACGTTATCTCCAGATGATACCAGATCGGACTTTGAGTCGCGGGTTCGGGTATCGCGGAAACATTAATAGGAAACGATGAAAGTTCATCGAATACATTTCCATCAACATCGGTGAGTGTTAACCGTAATGTCGGTTGCTTATAAATATCGACTATTCTTTCAACCGAGTAATCGCTGTATGTTTTACTAATACCAGCAGTCCTAACGGCCCATTGAAGTCTTGTTCCTTCCGCATACGCCGATGTATCGAACGTATACGAACCAGTACTAGTTTCCTCATCATCTTGTGTATGATCAATGTCCCAAGCTAAAACTTCAACCCCATCGGCAAGAACTCTAATATGTGAATACGTCAGTGACGAACCGTCCTCAGAGTTGTGAGTCCAATAGAAATATAATGGCTCACCGACGATAACTGTCGTTGTCGAAGACCAAGTGGTGGGTGGAGCGGGCTCTTTACCAAGAACTACATTACTTATTTCAGACCATTCGGACTGAGCACCTTTACTATTAACCGACCGGATTCTAAAGAAATATTCTTTTCCGTTTTCAAGCCCGTCAACTAATAGATAAGATGTCGTAGTAATTCCAGTTTTAGTGGTAGGTTTGTCCGTGGTATCGAAATAGGACTTTACATTTGTATACTGAATATCGTAACTAACAGCTGTGGTGATACTGGCCCATTCTAGAGCAATCGTAGGACCGTCTACGGACGGCTCGCCAGGCTCACATTTCGTGAACCCAGCAGGAACCGCCGGAGAGCTCTCGAAGTTGTTCGAATAGTCAGTCCATTCGCTGTATATATCGTTCTTAATCGCCCGGCAGCGAACTTTGTAAAAGCTACCAGCAGCGACGGTACAAGAATACGACGCATTGCCGGTTTCGACTTTTACTTTTTCTTTCTTAACGGTCGTAGTGTTATCCTTAACCACCTCGAATTGAACGAGCTGCGGTTCGTCTTTAAGATTGGAGACCTCAGCCTTCAATTCCAAACCGTTAAGTTCGACACTGAGAGACGATGGAGTAGCGGGTTTGTCGATAACCTGATACTCTTTCGCTTTGCAGAAATTAGCGGTGAAGTATGCAACATCTTTGTCACCGCTTTTATACGTCTTAGATACCGGTTTAATCGAGACTCTTACCAAAGTAGCATTCGATGGTATACTATACGTTGCGAATAGATCCTTAGTGGTTGTTGTGGTACTAACCCCGCCGAACCATTTCAGATTTTTGGTATAATATTCCCACTTAACCTCATATTCTTCGGTATTGCCATGCTTATCCCAGGTCCACATTACGTACAGCGTATCCTCGACATCGGCTTGTAATTCGAGAGTGGTTATTGTTACGGTCTTAGCGCTCGATGACTTAGACGAGCTCCCGGAAGAGCTGCTAGTCTTTTCAAGGTATATTGTTTGGCCGGGATGTATAAGATTCGGATTGTTCATCTTATTAATCGCTGCCAGCTGGGTATATCTATTTCCAGCGCCAAGATACGTATCCGCGATATCCCAAAGAGTATCGTTTCTTTCGACGATAACGTACTCTCGACCATTGGAATCGGTTTTTTTAATCGCCATACTTTACACCCTCCTTTCAATTCTAGCTGCTCTTACCAGTTCTCTTACAGCATTCGCAATGCTGCTATCATCGTTATACGAAATGTTGCCTAAGTTATACGTATCTCCACTCTTAATGCCCTTGCCGAGCTTTTCAATAGCAGAGACGACATCGTCATTTGCTCCATTTTGATTGCGCTGAGCCATCAGGGAATTGATCGCTCCGATGTTAGTACGAACGCCGATATTAGCATCCGTATCGAACATACCGCCAATGGAGCTAGCGCTTTTCTCAACATCGCTCAAGTCAAGGACCGGGCGAATCGTAGGTTGAGTGTCCATATCGCTATTGACAACATCCGCAATGCGAGAAATACCTCGCTTTACGCCCTCGATAGAGCTATCAGTCATAGACTCGGCAGAAGTTCTTACGACCCCGCTGAGCTTATCGATACCCATAGCAAAGCCCTCGGGAACTGAGTAACCGAGGTCTCTAAATACTTTCGAAGGCGAGTTGATTTTAAGTGCTTGTCTTGCCGACTCAAGTGCTGCTTCGGCCATTGCTTTTGCTTGAGCTTTAGCTTTAAACGTGTTAGCCGAAATACCATCAGCAAAGCCTTGGGCGCAATCTTTACCCGCGGTTTTGAAACCTTTAGAGCTAATCGCATCCGCGCAAGCTTTAACCATATCGGTGCACGTTTTCTTAGCGGAAGACTTTTTATCGCCGACTCCGCTTATAAACCCGTCGATGCCCTTCTTAGCCTTCTTTTTCAAGTCGGTTTCCAGATCGTCGAATTCGTCAACAAAAGAGTCAACACTAGTTTTGCCTAATTTTTCAAGAGCGTTAGTAAAAGAGTCCACTATATTGTTAGGCACTTTTTTAAGCTCTTTAATCGATTTTACAACTTTATTAATGCCATCCGAAATGGATTTCAGTCCGCTAACATTGGTCGTAGAAAGTGCCTTGATCGAATCGACTGCGTTCTTTGCCGAACTAATGGATTCGGACGTAATACCGCCAGCCGTATCATAGTACTCTTTCAACTTGTCAGCGAATTTAACTATGTTCTTTCCGACACTCGCCAAGTGGTCGGTCTTCTTCGGCATATTTTTCACCACCGAAGTAATCTTCGTAGCTGCGTCAGCTGCTGCGGACACGGCTGTAGGATTTATACCAGCCACTTTTTCAGCGAAAGCGGCCATAGCTTCGCCGACAGCTTTTACACCCTTCTTGTACTGATCCCTTGCGTCGAAGATTTGTCCCAAACACGAGATGATCCCGCTTCCGGTCATGGATCTTACGGCTTTATTCAAAGGACCAGCTGCGTTTGCGGCTGCAGTTACAGCTGCGGTATCAATACCTGTTACTTCTTTAGAGAAACCGGCTATTGCAGCACCTATAACTTTAACCGAAGCGCCATAGGTGATTAACGATAAACCACCTGTAAGTAATGCGACCAAGCCGGATAAGAAGCTAGATCCAGTCATGCTGTTTACAGCTTTACTTAAAGGTCCAGACGCATTAGCTGCCGCCGTAACAGCCGCTGTATCAATACCGGCTACTTGCTTGGAGAAGCCAGCCATAGCTTTGCCTATGACTTCAACCGAAGCACCATAGGTGACTAGCGACAATCCACCAGTGAGAATAGCAGTCAAACCAGTCAACACACTATTCCCGGTCATAGCCAGAACTGCCTTGTTCAAAGGACCAGCCGCGTTAGCAGCTGCCGTAACAGCTCCAGTATCGATGCCTTTTACTTCTTTAGAGAATCCCGCTATCGACTGACCGATGATTTTTATTGCGTATTTGTAAGGTTCGAACCCTAAGCCCAACAGCCATCCTATGGTAGTCGCAATCGAATTGCCGCTCATGGCTATCACAGCCTTATTCAAAGGACCAGCCGCGTTAGCCGCCGTGCTGACAGCTGCGGTATCAATGCCTTTTACCTGCTTAGCGAACGAACCCATCGCTTTACCAATAGTTTCGATTGATAACACGTAAGTAGCAATAGATAAACCGCCAGTAAGTAATGCAACTAAGCCCGACAAGAACGAAGTACCAGTCATCTCCAGTACGGTCTTATTCAACGGCCTAGCTGCATCGGCAGCCACTTTCATAGTAGCAGGATCAATTCCTTTTACCTGCTTAGCGAACGAACCCATCGCTTTACCAATAGTTTCGATTGATAACACGTAAGTAGCAATAGATAAACCACCGGTCAATAGAGCGCTAAGACCAGCTAAGAAGCTAGTACCGGTCATCGCCAGAACAGCTTTATTCAAAGGACTAGCGGCATTAGCTGCGGTGGTTACTGCTGCAGTATCTATGTCTTTTACTTGCTTCGAGAAGCCAGCCATAGCTTTACCTATGACTTCAACCGATGCCACATAAGTAACAATCGATAATCCGCCAGTGAGTAAAGCACTAAGACCAGCTAAGAAGCTAGCTCCAGTCATTGCTAATACAGCGTCATTCAAAGGACCAGCGGCATTAGCTGCAGTGGTTACACTAGCGGTATCTATATTCTCTACTTGTTTAGAGAAGACAGCCATTGCCAAGCCTATGGCTTCGACTGATGCCACATAAGTGGCGATTGACAACCCGCCAGTCAATAGAGCGCTAAGACCAGCTAAGAACCCAGCACCTGTCATAGCCACTACTGCTTTATTCAAGGGTCCAGCTGCCTGGGATGCTGAGGTTACGGCTGCGGTGTCTATATCTTTCACTTCTTTGGAGAAGCCAGCTATAGCTTTACCGATTACCTTAACCGATTCTTCATACATCATAGTTCCAGTGCCGAGACTGAGTATCGTAGCTAATGTAGCCACAAACCCAGTTCCAGACATCGCCAGAACAGCTTTATTCAAATATCCAGCCGACTTAGCTGCCGTTTTCATAGCAGCGGGATCGATATCGCCCTTATTTATAGCCTTAGAAAAGGCCGCCATGGCTTTACCGATAACCCCTATCGAAGTGACATAAGTGACTAGCGATAATCCGCCGGTTAATAAAGTACTCAAAGCTGATACGAACGAAGAACCAGTCATCGCTAATACAGCCTTATTTAAAGGTTCGGCAGCTTTCGCAGCGGTCGTTACAGACGAAGTGTCTATATCTTCTACTTGTTTGGAAAAGCCAGCCATAGCTTTACCTATGACTTCGACAGAAGCACCGTAGGTAACGAACGATAATCCACCAGTGAGTAAAGCGCCAAGACCAGCTAAGAAGCTTGTGCCAGTCATTGCTAACACGGCTTTATTCAAAGGTCCGGCTGCTTTAGCTGCTGCAACTACAGTGGATGGATCGACGTCTTCTACTTGCTTGGAGAATCCGGCTATAGATTTACCGATAACTTCAACCGAAGCACCATAGGTGACTAACGATAACCCACCCGTAAGTAAGGCGCTAAGTCCGGATAAGAATCCGGCACCAGTCATGCCTACTACCGCAACATTCAAAGGTCCAGCTGCTTTTGCGGCTGCGACTACGGATGCGGGATCGACATCTTCAACTTCTTTAGAGAAGCCAGCTATCGCCTTGCCGATAATATTTACCGAGTCCATATAGGCGATGAGCGATGCCCCAAGAGTTAGTATCGCCGATATCCCCGCCAAGACTCCGGTACCAGTCATCGCTACTACGGCTTTATTTAGAGGTCCAGCCGCGCTCGATGCGGCAAGTACAGCCGCTATATCAATGTCTTCTACTTGCTTTGAGAAGGTCGCCATCGCTAGACCTATGATAGCGACCGATGATGCATACGCACCAAACGACAATCCACCAGTAAGCAAAGTACTAAGACCGGATAATAAACCGGCGCCTGTCATGGACACTACAGCTTTATTCAAATGTCCGGCTGCTTTGGATGCTGCGACTACAGCTGCAGGATTCACACCTTTCACTTTCTTAGAGAAAGATTTAATAGCCTGGCCTACAGTCGATACCCCTAATAAGTAAGTTCCAAGCGATATGCCACCACCCAACAAACGAGCAACAGACAGCACAAGGGATGCACCTGTCATGGACAGAACAGCCACTGTCAGATGTCCCGCTGCCTTAGCAGCTGCTGTGATTGCGGCGGGGTCTACGCCCTTCACTTTATCGGAGAAGACTTTAATTGCCTGTCCGACAGAAGCGGTAATATCGGGGAAGTTTGCCGTAAATCCTGCGGCAATACCACCGACCAAACCACCTATTAATTTACCGATAGCGCTACCGATAGCTCCGAGAACATCGCCACCTTTGTTGATCAACCAGACAGCATTTGTACTGTTAGCTATGAGACCTATAAGCCCTAATATCACGCCTAACTCAGCCACAAGAAGACTGACACCAGCCAATCCCTTCATGGCTTTCGGTATAAGCGACATCGGTATCGATGCGAATGTTTTCACCATTAGAGCAAGGATCGAGAATGCCAACACACCTTTAAATAACGAAGACGCATCGAGACCGAAAAGAGCCTTGCCGAGCGCCCCGAAGATTTTACTGAAAAGGTTAATAAGCGATATGATTATATCCTGGCTTCTATCAGCAACACCGTCGACGATTGATACGAAAATATCAACAAGTATGTCGACCAGCGCGGGAATAAATTTAACAAGGCTATCGAAGACGACCACTAACAACTCTAATAACGAATCGGCAATGGCCGGTGCAAAGTCGATAAGCGCCTGTAATAATTCGTAAACTAAGTTGAGCACCGTGGTTATCAACGGCATCGCACACTCGTCTATTACTCGGCAAAGAGTTAATACGAGAGCGATCACAGCCTCGCCAAGCGCAGGTGCGCCATCTATAATTACTTTACAAAGCGCAACTATAGCCAGACCGATACCTTCGGCGAACTTCGCCACGAATAAGGGTATGGTCGTCGCTAATGCGCCAACGATAATGGTCAGGGCGCCAGCGAAAGAAACCGCGACACCAGCAATTGAAGTGCCGAGTAACCCGACAGCAACCGCAGCGGAAGCTAAGCCGCTAGCAAGAATACCCATACCAGCGCCAAATGCAAATATAGCAGTACCAATAGCTAATATTGCGCCGCTAAGCAGGACCAAAGTGATTATCGAAGGCCCAAGGAAGTGAGCCGCAACTGCTAAAATGGTAAGCGTACCCGCTAATGCTATCAAACCTTTAGCTAGTGAGCTCCATTTCATCAATCCAACAAGACCGAGCGGAACCACCAATAGTTGCAAGGATACGGCAAGCATAGCAAGGCTCGCAGCCATAGCGCCAATTGTATAAGGACTAGCTATTTGAGCAGCCACCCCAAGTAAAGCGAGAGCGGCAATTAATCCGCCAAGAGCAGCGCCCGCTTTAGCAAGCATCTCCCACTTCATAGCACTGAATGCTAACAACGGAGGAATGATCAACCATAACGAAGCTGCTAATATCGCGAGACTTGCAGCCATAACGTTCATCGAGCCAGGCTTTACAATTTTATTGGATACCAACCCTAGTAAGGTAATAGCTCCTATAACGCCAGCTAACGCGGAAGCACCCTTAGCCAAGTCTTCCCAACTCATAGTGGCGAAGACCTTCATCGCTCCGGACAGCACTAGCATCGATGCCGAAATTATAAGTAAGCTTGCGCTAGTCTTCATTATTGAGTCGGCTTTTACCATTTGGATGGCTTTGGCTAATAATGCGAAAGCACCTACCAATCCAGCAAGAGCGACTCCGGCCTTGCCGAGTTTCTCCCATTCCATATTACCGAGCTCAGTGATAGCCGGAATTAATAAGCGAACAGCCGCTGCAAATCCGACCAAGGCTAGTGCTATACCAGCTAAGTTGCGGGTTTGAGATCTAGAGTAGAACTCCGCAGTCTCAGCGCAATCGGTCAATGTACCGAGAGCCATCATAGCGCCAACTAACAGCACCATAATGCTAGTTAAACCGACTAAACCACGAGCAAGCTCTTTCCAGCTAAGATCAGCCAAAAGAACAAGTGTTTTAGCCATCATTTGCGCAGCTTTAGCTACAAGGATCATCTGGGCGCAGAACTTAAGGAATGGTTTGGCTATCTTATCACCCTTACCTAAGGGAAGTATCTTCATAGCGCCGACCAACAGTGCCATGACGCCAGCCAAGCCGACAACGCCTACCGCCATTTCTTCTACTTCGAGGCTGCTTATTTTCTTCAACGCCGATGCGAGTAAAAGAACCGCGATACCGAGTGAAACTAATGTAGTCGCCACACCTTGTAAAGCGAGTTGACCGTCACTCTTCGCTATAATAGACATGCCAGTCAACAAACCGGCAAATAGCATAACTATAGCCGCGACACTATCATGTAACTTATCTTTATTGATAAGCGAGAGCACTAAGAGAGATGCGGTTAGAATCGCTATAGATATGGCGAGTTTCTTCAAAGCTTCAGCATTGAGAGAGTTTTGGAAAGCCTTAAATGACCCAGTCACAGAGTCAAGAATATCCTTAACGCCGTCCATTATATCCGACGCTTGTTCTTTGAAAGTGCTTACCGAACTGCCGAGATTCTTGAGGAAGTTGATAAGTGCTATACCAACACCGCCGGTAATAATACCATTGATGAAGTCCAAAATCTCGGTGATACTACCATTCGCGAGAACATCGAATATTCCGCCGAACACGTTCTTAAAGATCTTAGCAATACCCGATCCGACTTTCTTAATACCATCCCATAATATAGTAAAGAACTTGAATATCGGATTATTCTTCAGTGCTTTACCAACTGCCGAGAACGCATTGGTCAGTTTTTCTTTAAAGCTGCCTGCAGAGTCTCCAGCATCGTTCATCCCATCAAACACGGATCTTAAGCCATCCACGAGACTAACGATTCCGGGGAATACTAAGTCGGCACCTATAAACTCGAAGAGTGAGGCTACGCCTTTAACCAAAGTTACTACGAACTTAAGTAAATACTTGATAACCGTAGCGACACCATGGAATGCCTTTTCGACCAAACCGCCTGACAAAATCAGCTCGGAGAGTATCGATAAGAAGTCTCCAAGTACTGCGGTTATACCTAAAACACCGCCACCAAGCCCTGATAATCCGCTAAGTATGGTTCCTATAGCTTTAAATACAGTCTTAATGATCGTGATAGCGACTTTAAGAACGGCGAATAACCCACTAAACGTTCGCTTAAGATTTTCAGATCCTTTTTCGCTAAGTTTGAGTTTCGCCGTAAAATTCTTTAAACCCTCCGTTATAGCAAATAATTGCTCAGAGGTTGCCGGAGGAAATATCTCCGTAAAGGCTTCCTTAATCGGTTTGATTACGCTGAGAAGAGCCTTAAATATATTACTGAAGGATTCGATGAGGTCTTGACGACCACCCATCACCTTCCAATTTTCGAGAAGTTCGTTACGAGACTCCGACATCTTGTTGATGAAACCACTAACTACTTCAGAAATGTTAGTTAGTAACTCTTTTGCTTCTTCGAAGTCACCAACGAGGATCTCCCAAGTTTGAGTCCATCCGGACTGCGCGGCTTCCTTTAAAGTGTCGAATAACTGAGAAAAGGTCTTAACCTTAGTAGCGGCTTCGGTAGCCGTCTTACCCATTTTGAGGATTTCCTCAGCTTGAGCTTCGGTATAGCCCTTTTCGATTAAGGTTTTCTTATACGCTTCCCACTCTTTACTGCCTTCTTCGGCATACATGGTGAATTTCTCGAGCGTGTCGGTTAAGATTTCGGTCGTCAACCAACCTTCACTCAAAGATTCTCTGAATGAACCGTTTTTGGCAATAATATCGTCAATTGCGACACCGTGAACTTTTGCGGTTTCTTTCAACGCATCTTGGAAGACCTGACCACCCATACCAGCATTGACAACCGAGTTCCAGTCCATAAGCTTGACTGTACCCGACGCCATCGCCTGGGAAAGTTGATACATTGCGGTAGAAGCTTGTTGCGAAGTCGAACCAGATACCGCTGCTAAGTTTGCGATACCTTGGATAGCTTTTACCGAGGTTTCCAGGTCCGTACCAGCTGCGGTGAATGTACCAATGTTCTTGGTCATTTCCGTAAAGTTATAGATGGTCTTATCCGCATAAGCGTTCAACTCATCCAAAGCACTGTTTACGTCATCGAGAGTGGTGCCTTTACTTTCGGTATTTGCCAAGATGGTTTGTATAGCGTTGATTTGAGTTTCGTACTCTTGGAAACCGGTTTTCATAGCGGTTACTCCGAGCAAGGAATTAGCCATGTTCTTTGCTATGTTCTTTGCCCGTATACCAACATCGTACTCTAAAGAAGACCACGCTTTACCGATCGCGTCTCTGAAAGAGAACACACCGGCTTTATAGGAGGCAAGCTCCGACTCAACCGCTTTAGCCGAACCTTTGAGGGATAATTTTTCCTTAAACTTATCCAACGTAGACATAGTTGTCGAAACGCCTTGCTCGAACTGTTTGTTATCAAACCGCATCTCGACGACTCTTTGGTCAATCGTTGTACTCACTGCTTAGTCACCTCCCCCCATGCTTTATTTAATATCTCATCAAAAATAGGCAGGATCGCAGGATTGATGTAATCTCTCCCTTGAACCCAGCCTCCGTTTCGAGTCCCGTGACCATACTGCAATATGATGGCAATCGGAACTCCGTTTTGAACATTCGAGTTACAGAATCTAATTGTCGTTGAACCTTTTCTATTCTCTATTTCGTAGTACCAAGATCGAGCGGTTAAACCGGTGTCTACAGGAGTTACGGACTCTAGAGCGGCCACTCCGGCCCTTCCGTACTTGTCCAGGTCCGTATTGCTAACAGCTCGCTTGGCATTAGTCAGAAACTTTCCTAGCTTGGAAAAGTCACCCTTATGTCTGAAACTAATCACGTTTTACACCTTATACTATAATCGCGTCGAATCCTGCCGACTTTAATTTCTTCTTCATTGTTTCGGCGCTCTTTTTGTTGCTATAAGCACCGACTTGTACTTTGTATGTTTTCGTTGGCTTGTAAGCGATTCCAAAATACTCTAAAATCGCTTTTGCATAGGCTACTCCGAGTGCGGACTGCTCCGCCAAAGTATCGCCTATACATTTGTCTTTCTTATTATCTATAAAGAACGACTCCACTAGTACAGAGGTCATCTTAGTCTTCTTAATAAAGTGAAGATGATCCCCACTCTTAAGACCTCGGCTATTCTGCCCTAATGTTTTTACGTGTTTTTCGCATAAACCAGCGAGAACTTTACCCATTTTACTAGATTTGTAGTAGTAAACTTCGAATCCGTCGCCGCCTCCCGCATTAATATGAAAAGAAACGGCAATATCCGCTTGGGAGGCATTTGCCTCTTTGGCTTCTTCTACCACCGGATCATTTTCATCTTTCTTGCGAGAGCATACGACAGTTATGCCATGCCTTTCTAATTCTTCCTTACATGCTAATAACGTGTTTAAGTTAATAGTTTTTTCATATAACCCATTAGCTACAGCTCCTGGATCGGAGCCTCCATGTCCAGCACTTAAGAATACTTTTGGCATAAAGCCATCATCCTTTCGAGTTTAGTCTTTGTCTACGAGCAGCATTTAAAGCCGCATTCTGTTTAGTAATATCGCTTTTACTCATCTTCTTAGGCGTTTGGTTCATAACACTGCACGCTCTAATCTGAGTAAGCAATCTATTTAAATGCCAATTCTGACACTCAATAGGTATTTGTAACGAGAACATCCACGAATATATAACTTCCGCTGTGATGACCTGTCTATTCCTTTTAGAGTTTTTATCATCACTAAAAGTCGTAGCTGTCATCGGTTGTTGAATATAGTCGTCAATCTGTTTCCAGATAGATTCTGGAATATAGTTGTATGTCTCCGGGTCAACATTTGGCGTAAGTGTCATACATCTAACGTAATCTCTAACTTCCTCGTTAGTCTTTTCGGCTTTGCCGAGGAATGCCTTACGCCATTTTGATTCCCATTCCCAAAGAGAGACGAGTGAATGTTCCAGTTCCAACGTCTGCTCCTCTCGACTAACGAATTCATTGGTTCGCTCGTCAAATAATTCTATGGCAGGTATTGTAATCCGGAGCATCACTCGCACCTCCTATTGTTTTCGATTTTATTTGTTCGCGGGATGGTTTGCCTTAGCGTTCGCCGGATTCATATCAGCGGGAACAATGCCGTTTACGAATGCAGCAGCTGCTTTCGCGTCGGTAGCAAGTTCCATGAACAGAACGGAATATGCTTCAGTTTGAGAGAATTCGGTAGACAACGTTTCCGACTTAATGAAACGCTTACCGTCAGCGCTCTTTTCACCATACGCTTTAAGGATGAGATCTTTGAAGATCTTAATAATAGCAACCGTGTCCTGAGCGTTAACGACTTTCTGAATCATTTCAGCGAGACCGCCAGCCGTGCTCATTTCCATTTCCATTACTTCAGCTTTGGTGAGGTTGAAGTAGAAATCTTCGCTTCTTTCGTTGCCATTGTAGTCCGTGAATTTAATAGTTTTCTTTAACATAATTTTTTTCTCCTTTACTTTTAAAAAATTTTTGTGGGGTCGCCAGCCGTACTGAATACGACCCCGATTTTAGTTTATTTAATTAGATTACGCTGCCATCACAGTCTTGATTTCGTCAGGCAAAGGAAGACGAGCTTCTTCGCTTTCGCTGCCGTACAAGATAGCTTCGAGAGCTGCAAGTTTTGCCGCATCGCACTTCGTCGAATCGATCGTTACGATTGCGGTGGGTTTAGCGCCGGTTACGTTAACAGGCGTGGTCGTAACTTCCCACGAGAAAGTAATAGCTTCAGGGCTATCGTTGATCGTAGCGTACGCTCTTTCGGAAGGAGCAGCCAAGCAACCATATACCAAGTGAAGCTTGTAGCCATGGTCGTTGGATTCCACATCGTTACCCACGGTCGTTCTGTAGCAAAGACCAAAGGTCTTACGAGACTGCTGACCGATTACCACACCAGCGGTAAGTTCAGCTTCGCCGTTACATGCTTTGAATTCGTCGGGGTACATGTAAGCTTCGATCGATGCGCCGAATTCTTCAGCGGACATCAAGTTCAAATATTTGATATCATCCGCATAGAGAGGGGTTGCTTCTGCGCCGGAAGGACTTTCCGTAATAGCCGTAACACCATTCCATGCTACACCTTTGTCGTAGCCGTTATCGCCCTGGACGTACAATACGCACTTTTTAACACCAGTTTCATACAAACGTTCGCCAGTCTTATCCCATTCAAGTACTGCCATAATTTAAATCTCCTTTAATTTTAATAATAGATTGTTAGAGTGAAGTGATAGAGATTATCGGCAATATATGAGCGGTCAAAGCTGCACATTTGAAAGTGAGCCAGTAGCCGCTCATGAATATCGCTGTCTGGATCTTGATCTATCACAGTTACCTCATATCGATTAGTATTCTTATAGATACCATCATTCGCTCGGCGGTGATCGATTCCGCCTTTAGAATATCGAATACAAGGATATTGCATCTTTACTGATGCAGGGGGGTTGAAATACGCCTTATTCGTTCCGAGGATAGCGCAAAGCTCCTCATGTAGTTCTAGTCTACTGCCCATCCGTATAAACCCCTCCTACACTCAGTATTAGTCTAGGGCGCTTGACTTCAACACTTGTAATCTTCCATCTAGTGCCCATATACTCGACATACTTCATAGAGTGAAAGTTATTGACTGCATACGGATCGGCTATAATGCTTATTTGATTATTGATGGTCAAATCATCATTCGTGCTGTCAGGAGAAGTAGACCATCTACTCGTATCTCGAATGACGTCACCATAAGAATTTCGTTCTATAATTCGATCAATCCATACCCCAGGTCTTGTTTCAACCGTTTCAGCATAACCGATCAACCCGTAAAATTTAGCCATAACATTCACTCCATTTTGAATTATTCACCAACTACAGGCATTTCGAGCGCGATAGCCGATTGGATTTCCGTCAACGTACCGGAAAGTCTGGTTTCCATCAAATACTTGTATTTGTTGAAGTCGATATCGAAGTCGTCGAATCTCGTGATTTGACCGCCCTTTACGGAACCGAATTGATAGTCTGCAAGGTTTACGAAGATACCGAGAAGTTTCTTAACGTCGCCGTCGTCGGTCGTTCTCGTCATACCTTCCAAGCATTCGATTTCAACGATTTCTCTTACGTTGAGCGCTTTAGCAAGGTCTGCCTTGGAATCGTAGATGCGTCTGCCGTTCAAGTCACGAGCGAGAAGCATAACGTTTACGAGGTGAGGCGTGCAGTAAAGATCGGGTTGACCGGAACCTTTGAACTTTTCACGGGAATACAAAGCTGCCGTGATGATAGCTTCAGCGTAGATATAGTTTTCGCCGAAGTTAGCGGACGTGTTGGTACCTTGAAGTTCCTTCTTAGCAGCGTCGATGTCTACGTCAACGTGCATCGTGTAAAGTTCTTCATCGTGCCAGATGGAACGAACGTGATTTTCGTGGATCTTATCGGGATCGCTATCTTCACGACCGTCGCCGACAAGTGCCGCAAGAGCGAGCGTTTCGTACATCTGATCGTTCATGATGTTCCACTGATAACCGACGATGTCGAAGTCCGTAATGTCGATGATGTCATCTCTGTGAAGTTCGGACTTGATGTAAATCGTCTGAGGATCGGTCGTTCTGCCCAAGAGTTTAATCTTGTTCATGACTTCCTTCTTGTCGCCCTTATTTTGGTAACCTTTAGCTTTCAGTTCGGTCGCGCGAGCGTCAGCTTTACGGGTACGAATCTTAGCAAAGGGGCTCTTCGTAATCTTGTTGATTACTTTCATAACCCAGCTGTTTTCGTAATCTCTGATGATCTTAGGTGCGCCGGTGTCAACAAGTTTAGGTTCGGGGAACAACAAGTTAGCGGTCGTTTCGTCGGTTTGATCGAAAGCGTGCTGCAACTTTTCGTGGTTTGCCGCATACATCTTAATAGCCGATTGCAAACTTGCTACGCCGGGTTCTTTAGCGAGCGCCAAGATTTCGGACTTATCTGCGTGAGACAGTACGAACTCTTCTTTCTTCGCGTCGTTTTCAAATACATTGTGCTTCATGGTTTCGTTTCCTCCTTCGGATTCTTTATTATCGTTTTTATTTTCGTCAGCCGCGTCTTCCAGAGCCTGTCCGATAACGGCATACATAGCGGTTTTTTGCTTTTCAGTCATCGTTTCGATAACATCAGCAATCGTTTCCTCGCTTTCAGGTTTCTTGGTTTCTTCACCTTCAGGCTTCTTAGTTTCCTCACCTTCGGGCTTTTTGGTTTCCTCTGCCATTTTAGCTTCCTCTTTTTCGTTTTCTTTTTGCTCGTCTGCGTGATACAATTCGATGGATTCACCTGCATACATAACAAATTCATCTTCGACTTCACGAATAAATTCGCCGTCTGCACTATGAATCATTACGTTTTCGATGAATGCACCAGGATTAGCACCTGCGTGAACGAGACTTACCTCACGAATGCAACCATGCATTACGCGTTTTGAAGCGTCTTGTTTGAGCTGATTTGCATAAATGGACAAGGCTCTGATATCACCATGTTTAACTAATACCTTCGCAAGCTCACCTTGTTCGGTTTCATTAAACGAGCAATATGCATATACGCCATCGTCACGGTTTTCCAGCAAAGCGTGCCCAAGAACATCTTCGGGTCTGTTGTGCTGATGACTCCAGACCAAGGGCACTGTCTGTCCATCGCAATGCTTGAACGCATCTTTCATGATGGTGCGACCATCAGAGCACTTCAAGTTGTTACGAGTAGCCCAGCCTGAGAAATCATACTTCTCCATTTTGAACTTCCTCCTTTAAATTTTCTTTTGCACCTTCGCCAGATCCATCGGGCTGCTTAATCGGAACTTTAGCCGCAGCTTTATTAGGACCTTCCGCTGGATGACTAATATTACTATTTATAAGTTGATCGGCCTTAGGATCGCTAGACGGCTTGTAACCCATAGCTTGTCTGATTTCGTTCTTCGACAAGATTTCATTACGGGTAAGCTTATCCGCACTTTCAGCCATACTATCAACAGACGCAAGTTCGAAGTGATCTCTGAAGAACATAATCGATTGACCCTGCGCTCTAGCAGTTTTAGTAAGGAATTTACGCTTAAGCTCATCAACTATCGCCGACACAATTGGTTTAATGGTTCGGTTATGATAGTTAAGCATCGTCTTTTCGTCAGCCGTCCCATCCAAGATACTTTGACTTAAGCCGAGTTGACTGAACAACATATTGGTGAGGTACTCGATCTCTTTAAGTAGATTGTTCTCAACGGGACGATTCAACTGAGTGATCTTCTCCGTACCGTCCGTATAAGCAATACCATGTCGAGAATTCGCTAACTGGTCTTCTATGTCGTTAAGTCTCGTTTCGGCCTGTTGGCGTCTAGCATCGGTCTTAATTATGTAAGGTAATTGAATGATCAAATCCAATTTGCCAGAACAATTCTTTTCATCGATGCCGTCCAACAAAGACAGTTTTCTTACAAGACGCTGCATTGTTGAGTTATGCTCGTTTATGACCGCATACAGCGGATTCTCGACGATCCCGACCGAATCTTTAGGAAGAGTCACATACTCTTTTCTACCTATCTGGTCGTTGTATAATTGAATCCGGACATGAGCTGGATACCACTCTACTATCTTACCTACTCGCATCGTTTCAATAGTGTAAGAACCGCTCTCTGTCGGATCGTCATCCGTATCAACCGGAACAATCGCTATAACGCCCTCATCAAGCATGGAAGCGACCATATCATGTCTAAATGCTCTGCCGGTTTGGTCGATGTTAGCTTCAACAGTTAAACATTTGTCCAAGCCAGACTTTACATAATCACTAAAGCGGTCTTCTTTATCCAATCGAACGTGGCGGATGTCTATATCAGCTGCATCCATAGCGATTCGGTTGTATATGGAGGTCGTGATTGTACGCTCGTTACCTCCCGAGAACCGAACCCTATCGGGGCGGCGATAATAGCTCTGACCAAGATCGCGGTACTCATATGCCGTCGGATCTCTATTGTTTCGAAAGGCGTTCCAGCCACGTTTAATTCTGCTAAGTAAACCCATTTTGAATTTTGGCCTCCTTCTTAGTTGTCATACCAACGGATGTCGTATCCGCCTCTAGCCATTGTATAGGCTGTCACAGCAGCACGGCCGGTGTATTTAATTGTAGTTTTTGCAGCTTTGGTTCCGGCACCACCGAAGAAGAGTTGGTCCGTAAGATAGACTTTACCGATCTTACCAATCGCTTTGGTTGCGGCTTTTGCACCCTTCTTGGCGGTACGTTTAAGCTTTTCTTTAGTATCTTTATTATTGGAATCTTTAGAATTTTCAGTTTTCTTACTAGGGCCTCGTAACCGGGCTAACTGAGCTCGGGTTCGTCTAACGCCCCAGCGCATACCTTTAATACCGTGATGGTATAATTCGGTGTTCTCCATAATAGTATTCCTTCTTATGCGACTTCGTGGTTGTTGCCGGTGTTTGCGATTTCGTAGCCGTCTTGCACGGGGACGGAGACGTAACGCGCGTTAACCTGCTCTACAGTGCTGCAAGGCGAAGACATGTACTGGTAATACAGTCTTTCGTTTTCGGGCAATAAGTTGCCATTTTCATCAAGGTTGTTGTCCGGGATGTAGAAACAATATCCTTCCGATGAATATAAGTCACACTTAGTCATAGTCATGTTCCCGAGCGAAACCGTTCTAAAGTTAGCCCACAATCCGGTTTGAACTTCAATTGCAGATTCCGGAATTTCTCTATATGCCATAATATCCTCCTTATGCTAGTTCCCAATTTTTAAATCCGACGTAGTCGGTAATTAAAGTAGCCCCTTCGTCAGTACTTTCGCACACTTCAAAAGGAAGCTTCTCGTCGATCAAATCATCTTCCGCTCTCATTTCATCCGTAATTTCAATAGTACGGACATACACATTTGCCAACTTTTCAAGGTTGGTGGTGCCAATTGTAAAGGTCGTGCTGCTTGTTTTCGTTCTTAATTCTCCTATCATATGGACGAGACTTTCAACCGTTAATAAATGTCCGTAGGTACTACCAGAGCCGACTTGAAGTTTCGCTCCTATATTTTTTATTCGGCACTCAGTTAACGCGACACAGTTCCTGAACATGTCAGATAGTGTAGTCGCACTTCTCAGGTCGTAACTCGGCACGTTAACTAATGCCTCACATCTTGAGAGCATGCTTATCATATTAGTAACTTTACTCGTGTCAAAGAGTGGTACTTCGGTTAATGACCTACACCGATCGAACATAGCAGACATATTAGTAACTTTACTGGTGTTTAAGAGTGGTACTTCGGTTAAATCCGGGCAATCGTCGAACATATGAGACATATTAATAACTTTACTCGTGTCAAAGAGTGGTACTTCGGTTAAACTGTGGCACATATAGAACATATCAGCCATATTAGTAACTTTACTGGTGTCAAAGAGTGGTACCCAACGTAGGTTGTGACAACACCCAAACATCCCACGAATAGTGTACGCATCTTTAGTCCAATCGTATTGCATATATTCGTCGGGAATAGAGTAGCCGCCGAAACCGTAAAACAGATGACTTAAATCACTTTTCCTACTTTGTATAAGACTTTTTATGTCATATGCTCTCGGAACATCGACCGTGACTTTACCTATTCCATACTCGCGGATAAGATCTTCGACGACGAATTTTGCGAACCCGGCGTCTTCTATATAGTCTATTTCCATTTTTGGAGGATTGGAGAATATAAATGTCCGAGTGCCATCTCCATTATCGCGAGTCAAATACCAACCTTCGCCATTCTCCACATTCGTCAAAGCGATCATTTCATCGCCGTACACGTAGGTAAATATTCGTTCTTCGTCAGTGTCCGGACTTTTTGTACAAATGATGGTCCAATGCCCCGCATCGGCTACAGTGATCTTGTCCCCCAAAGTATCATCGCTACACAATATACAACCCGGGCTAGCATAGCCTGCTTCGATGGCATACTGATATAAAGCATCCATATCGATTTTTTCTTTCAACGTAAACTCTATACCCTTGTTACTTCGATCTTCGTAGTGACCGAAATACATGGCGTCATATTCACCGTTCATTGTGATGCGCACGTCCACCAGTTCGCGTTCCGGTACTTCAACGGTAATGGGATTTGCGCCGTCACACGGGGAAAGTAGCTCCTCGATAATAAAATTCTCAAGTATTTCTTTAAACCTAACCGTGTCATGGGTCTCAATAAGCATGACTTGTGGCGCGTCGACTCGGGCATATCCTACTTCCGTGTCTTCCTCGTCATAAATGACTTCATACCAACCATCACCGTCTTTAACGTCAAGCGCCTCAATATTTTCTGCAGGAATGTAAGTATATACATGGAATACTTCTTCCGTGTCAAGTGAGATCATGTCGTAAACGCGAATGGTCATAATTCCATTATCAAGTCGTATAGTATATATATCGACTTCTCGATATTGGGTATTGTGGGGTACGGCTCCGTAATACGAATAGAAATAAAGATCCTCGCCCCATGTAAGGTCCTCATGCGCGTTAGCAGCCGCTTCTATACCTTTCATATCGAGTTTGTCTCTTAAGCGGTTCAGAGCTCCGAATCTCAAGTCTTTGATTCCCTGAGTCGCATCATATACGCCGTTTTGCCCAATTGTGAGCGGTTTGATTACTTTCGATACTGACCCACCCCCACCTGAGTGTCGTTGCAGCGCAGGCTTGGCCTCGTCTATGAATAGATCTTGTAAATAATTTTTATCACTCATTTCAAGATTGGTTCCTCCTTATTCGAACGCTTCTCTATTGAGTTTAAAGGCGACGTAAGCGTCCATCATTGCCGCCACAGCGTCGATCTTTTGATCATAACGCTTCTTCCATAATTTCCTATTACCATTGGTATCTTCTAACGTGATACAGTTACCCATGGCAAAGGTCATAAGTTTTTCGTCAAATAAAAGAAGCCGCTCTTCTGAGAGTTTCTTCAACTCACCCAGAGGAACGGATTCGGTTTTAGCACCCTGTATTACTTTCTCGATCCCAAATGGACCGTTTTCGGATTCCCATCTTTCAACGAACTCTCTAGCATTATAAGGGTCGAAACCAAAGCATCGCACATCATACTCGCATTGCGCTATATGATTGTCCAGATCCTCGTAAACTTCCATCATGTCCAAAACTGTTCCGTCAAGAACTATCAAACTACCTTCCGCTAAGAAATCCTCATACTTGGTTCTCATAGCCGGTGGTAATTTAGCCATAGTGGTGGACGTTATGTAATTTCGAGTCTTAATGCCGAATGCTCCATCTCTAAGAGGGAACATAAATGTAAATGCACAGAAGTCGTCACCTTGAGAAAGGTCGGCTCCCAGTGCGCAAGGCATTCCCCAATACTCTCGCTTCTTATGTGTTAAGGTTTCTTCATAAGTAAAGTAATACGTATAGCCTTCCCTCGGGATACCAAAACGTTTAGCTAAAATATCGTTTTGAGATGCAGGAGCTTTTTCCATTCTCTCCACATCCAGCTGATAAGTCTCATAGGTAACAGTCTTACCAAGATTAGGGTTGGCTTTTGGCCACATTTCTGGATCCTTAACTTCATCGACGGAATCGAGCTTATACCACCAAATAGATACATGCGGATTGAAATACTCACCTTTGAGTATATCCAACAACTCCATTTTGATTGTATCGCCAGGTCCGTTACGAACTGTACCTTCCGAACTAATCGCTACGATGAGATAGTCATTGTTTTCAGCAGAACCTTGCTCTTTTGCCGCACCTTGTTCAATTGCACCGATAACGTCCTCTCTGATATCACCAGAAAGCCATTCGTCTATCGTAGCGACTTTGACTCGCAAGCCCTGAAGCTTATCGATTGTCATTGGACGTATCTGTAAAAGCGAACCTGTTAGAAAGTTTTCGATACCTTTCTTGGTGGATGCCAACTTAACACGGTTAGCTTTCGAGCCGGTTGTATTCTGCAGCGAACCTTCGGTCAAAAACTTGAAGAGTGGACCTCTAGCTCGAGTTATCGAGGTTCGAATGGGTGACATAACTTCTTCTGCTTGCATCATCGTAGGTGCGGTAGTTACTTGGTAGGTGGTCGAAGTGTCGACGTTCAAGAAGAAACTTTGCAGACAGGAAGCATACATCGATTTAGCCGCACCTCTGGCAACTATAAGATACTGCTTGTTTACTAATCTCTTCTTAATGCGTTTCTTGACGTATCGCCCACCATGACCATCCGGTGAAGGTTTGTAGACACTTCTCTCGACGAAGTAATACCACCCGAAGATTTGCTCTGCCCAAAGTTTGAAAGAGTCAAGTAGATGCAGATCCTCACCATTAGTTAACGTTAATTCGTTTTCACAATAATTAATGAAACCATTAATCGCCTGATCATCGTAATAGACACCGGGATCTTCTATAAGCTCATCTATGCGATGCATCTCCATCTCTATCTCTTTGCAGATAGGAATTTCGCCACGCATTACGGCATCTCTGAACTGGCCGTAATATATAGGAGTGGCCGTGTTTGATAATGCCATAGTTGTTCACCTACTGTTTACTTTCCATTGTTGTTGAGTTTATCTTTAAGTTTTGCCTCTGCGGCAGCTGCTTCGGCCTCTGCCTTACGAGCGTTAGCTGCGGCTTGCGCGGCCTTTGCTTCGGCGGCCTTAACTTCAGCATTCGACTTAGCTGCTTCTCGTGCCTTCTTCGCTGCTTCTTCAGCTGCTTTAGCCTTTTCTTCTTTTTGTTTAGCAGCTTGAGCGGCCGCGGTATAGCTATTTATCGTTTCTCTATTTCGCATGATGTTTGCAAAATCGTTAAGATCACTGGTTTTAACGTTACCGAGCTTAATCTGCTCCATAATTTGTTCGGCACTGCCGTTTTTCTTAAGTTGATCTATATAAGACTCAGCAAATGCTTTAGCGCCTTTGTCGATCTGCGGCAATTTGGAAGTCTTATTAAGGGAGTTACTAATACCGGCGATTAGATTCCAAGTATTCACTAGTTTTTCGCCAGCGCTTCTCACTTTATCGACGGTATCAATGGCCGACATAGCTTTATCAAATCCGGACTTAGTAGCGTCGGCGTTAATTTTGGATAATCTACTATTCAAATCAACTCGATCGAGTGCTTTGCGCAATTCTTCATTCGTTAAATTGCTCTGATATGCTAGTACTTTACGAGCATCGCCGGAATTCATAACTGCTTTTTTAGTCGCAGCTTCTCTTTCCGCGCGTTCTTCCGGAGACAGGTCGTCTTGACCGTATCTCTTTCGTCCAGCTGGAGTGAGCGAACCATCTTTGTTTTGATAGCGACGACGACCCCAGCGCATGCCTTTAATACCCCAGTGTTGGAGTTCGTCTTCTCCATTTAAGGAAGACTGATAAAATTCCGTATCTTTATCCATCTTTATTGCTGTTTTAGAGCGGTCATAAGCCGCGGTCGACGGTCTCGTATCTGCAAATCTCGTGCTACCAATTAGCTTGAGCGCTGCACTCGCTGCGGCTTTTCCACTGCTCGTCTGCGACCTTGAAGCGGATGACGCCCCTCTCCCAAATATGGTATCTTTGAAGCTGAATTTAGAAGACGAAGGACTGGAAGAGCTGCTAGCTTTCGCATTGGCCTCTCTAGTCTTTTTAAGCGCATCCATGATGGAAATACCTTCCTTCTTTGCGTATTTCTCCAAAGGAGTAGTTCCGTCTTTCCACATTGGTTGCTGCTTAGATTCCGCATACTTCTTCATGCCGATGACCGCTAATGCTGTAGCAGCGGCAGCAGCGCCAATCTTCAAAGTTGTCTTGACTCTCTGCTTACGAGCTTCTTTTTGTTCTTGTTTAATATCTTTACGACCTTGCACGTAAGCATCGGCCATATCATCTTCGCTGTATCGTTCTCTGCCTGCGGGGGTGAGCGAACCATCTTTGTTTTGGTAGCGACGACGACCCCAGCGCATGCCTTTGATACCCCAGTGTTGGAGTTCGTTGTTATCCATTTTGAATTTTGGCACCTCCTTTAGAATTTTGTTTCGGCAGCCACGTTAAGTCTCCACTCCCACTTGTCAATTTCACGCTTCATAGCTTCCATGACTGCCGAACTACTTGGAGGATCGAACAGAAGCTTGACACGCAGGTACATGTAGGACTTTATAGCTTCAATATTGGTGGCGCTCTCTATAAAATCCACCCAAAGAGTGCTATCGTCCTTGATAGCGAAACCTTCGGATGGGCCGACGCCAAGTTGAATCAAATCCATGAACACGGAATTGATATGTATAATAATGTCAGTATCAAACTGCGTGTATTCAGCTTCGATACCAAGCATCTTTTTAATTGATGTAAGTATACTATCCATTTTAGTTCTCCTTTAACGTCGCCAAGGACATGTGTCGTTCTTGCTCCGCTCAACTGGAGCTTTGATTAATAAACTTTCATCACCATAGTGAATAGCATTATGAGTACTATGAATAGTAGAGATCAGGTATTCCGGATTTAACAAGTAAGCGCTTTCACTTTCGATGTCAGAAAGACGAATAGGATTCATATGGTGAATTATTATTCGCTCATGAATCTCACGGCCTTCTACTCCTAAGTCGCAGCCATTATCTCTAATGATCACATGATCTCTTATCTCCTTCCATCGTCTAGAGCGATAGAACACTTGATTAAGGTAACGATCGAACCCGAAAGTGTCTTCGCCAACCACGCCGCCGAGCCGCAAATATCGAAATCTCTCTTCGAAAGTTGGCAGTTTGATTAAATCAGAGTATGTCCTCGTAATCATCCGAATCACCTTGTCCACTATAGTTTCGTATAGCCTTAAGAGCTTTCTCATACATGTCCTTACTGTCTTCTTGAGACTTAAGAGCATCCCTCTTGGCTTCCATTAGCTGATTTTCCTTTCTAAGCTTTTCCTTCTCTAGTTGTGCCTTGGTTGACCCTAGCTTTAAGAAGTGAGTGGTCTCCTGAGATGAGGCAGTCCCATTCCTAAGTCGCTCCTCAACCAAGTTCATAGCCAAAGAGATCATTTGATTCTCCCTAGCCTCGGGAGTTAAAGCCGGTCTCATCTTTTCCTGAGAATCGGAAGAGCTTGTGACTTTAACTTTCGCCACACTTATTACCTCCTTCACATAGGTTTTTACATAGCTTTGCATAACTTCAATGCAACATTTAGAGGGGCCTACGGAGCCTGAATAGATAAACTAACTGAAAGGAGAAGGAAAAGAAAGCAAAATGAAAAACCTTGTTGAAAATCTTGACCCCGTAAGCCTTTCTAAATGTTGCACAACCCCCTCTGGAGAAATATAGAATGTTTTTTCAAAAAATTCCCCCGGGGAAAATATCAAGACCGGCGCGATGACAGGAGGGGGTGTAGTTTTTGCGACCCCCCCCCTATGCCTTTATGTCATTCGTCAGTCTCTGTAGTGTTATCATCCACTACTTCTTTAAGTTCTTTT